ATACAAAATCAAATCGAATACACTATAAAAAGTCCGTAAACTTTTGAGTATTAATAACTTATTTAATAATCGTCTCGTTTTAACGGGACACTAGTGATTTCAGATATTATTCCCGAACTGGAAAGTTATGATGTTCGTGTAGATAAATCGAAAATGACCGGCTCTCTGAATATATTTATTGATTATCTTTTTTCCGATTATTATGCGGAAAATTGTTCGTCCTATGAACTGACGGTAGAAACTGACACAAAAGTGATAGTTATGTCTTTATCTAAGAATCTGCATTTTACAAATCTCGGTTTAGAGGATAAAGACGAGAATATACTGGGGACGTTGGAAGACCATCTGGTTTCTTTCCTGATAGAATATTGCAAGCAGATGGGGTTAAAGGTTGAATTCGGAATATTCTTCCGGAAATCAGCTTTGAGTGATGCTGACCGACGCAAGGAAGAAAATCGTATTATCTGCCAGGAAGAAAGGAAGTATCTTGGACCGATAAGGAAATTTGTGAAGGAGAAATTTGAGAAGGAGTGGAACGAGTTCTTGGAAGAAGAATATCAGAAGGAACTCTATAAGAAGAAACATGATGAGTGGAGAGCGGAAGCCGCCAGCAAATACGACAAAGATCCTAACCTGACGGAATAGTTTTCCCTACGTTATTGCATCGGTGAAAAATCACATAGTTTCGCCGATGCAAATGGGAATAGAGCTTTTAAATATATCTATAACAACTTTAAAAATTTTTGGCTTATGAGAACTAAGAAGTTTTTGTTTGCCACCACCTTTGCGATGATGGCAGCGTGCATGATGATGAATACCTCATGCACCGAGTATGTGGAAGATGCAGTAGAGAATGGAGGCAGCCGGCCTATGACGGGCAAGACTACGGTAAGACTGCGGTTTACTTCGCCAGAAGGCGATGACGTGAGCGTGAGCCAGTCTGCCCGAAAACTTGCCTACCCTATCACGCGTGCCGAGCTGGCTGCCAACGGCAAGGCGATGACCGACCTCTACATCTTCGATTACGACAAGGCAAGCGGCAAACTGCTCCAGGTGTTGCACCAGACTGCTGATGCCGAGGACTTCGCAGAACCATCCCTGAGTCTCGATTACGGCGATCATACGCTGAAGGTGATAGCTACGAGAAGCGAAAACCCTACCCTACTCTCTGCTGATGGCTCGTTATGGAGTCTGGCAGATAATACTGCCTTTTCGGTGTCTGCTGATGGTGCCCTTCCTGCTGTGCTTACGAGCACGAAGAACTCTGACAGCTTCGGCGCTGTGCAGGACGTGAGTATAAGCGTCGGTCAGAACCAGAGTATCAATATCCAACTGGAACGTATCGTAGCGAAACTGACGGTAAAGAACACCGGAACATATCCGGAAGATTGCAGTACCCTGCAGTTGCAGCTCGATGAATATAAACAATGGGACTGGCAGACCTTTGCCGCCACCGGCAAGGTATCAAACCTGCGTATTGCTGACGTTACGAGATATGCCGGCAAAACCTCCTCTTCCCTCTTCTATTACTTCCTGGTGCCAAAGGATGGCTATACTACGGACATCACCTTCACCATGAACCGCAAGGGCAGCACCGAGCCTTACACCTCGTTTAAGCTATCGAACATCAGTTTGCAGCGCAACCATGTTACGGTAGTAAGCGGCTCTTACTATAACCACCATTCCACCATTTCGGTATCACTCAATGATGCGTGGGAGGAAGAACAGAGTGTGGTGAAGTTCTGATTTCAACACTCAACATTCAACACTGAAAAAGAAAACGTACCAAAGCACCTTAGTACTATCGTACTTCGGTACTTTGGTACGTTTTCTTTTTCCTTTCCTTTTGAGAAGATAAATGAGAAGGTAAAAAACAGAAAAGCATAAAAACGCAAATATATAAAAGCACAAAACCATAAAAGCATACATAAACGCACGTTTGTGTGTTTATGTATTTATATGTTTGTGTATTTATTGATTTATTTCTTTCTTCGTTTCTTCATTTGTTTGTTTCTTTGTTCGTTCATTGGTTTATTTCTTGATTGATTTGTTAGTTTATTCCTTTCAATACATCAATCCATACATAAAAGCATTAAAAATATTAAAAACATTTGGCGGTTTAAAATTAAAATCTTAACTTTGCAGCATTAAAACACAAAAGCATGTTTCCACAAAAGCAGAAAAGCACAAATGTGTATTTATGCGTGGATGCGTTAGTGTGTTTATTGAAAGAAAAAAACATAGCTTTCTTTCAACAAAGAAATGAATACATTAATATATATAAAAGAATTAATACTTTTAAGATTATGGCAGAAACAAGATTAAAAGAAATCCTCGCCTTCGTAAATCACAAGGGAGGAGTTGGTAAGACAACAACCGTACAGAGTTTAGCAACTGGTCTTCGTCGTTATGGCAAGGGTTACTTTGGCAAGGGTGAAAACGGCAAGGAGCGCAAGCCTCGTATCTTGCTCATCGACCTCGATCCGCAGTCGAGCCTTTCCTTCCTTTTTGGATGGAGTGAGGCAGAGAATATGGGGCAGCCTACCATGTACGATGCGATGATACAGCAATCCCGCTTGCCTGTTTACCAGGTAAGGGAAGGCATCTATCTTGCTCCAGCATCTTATCGCCTTATCAATATCGAACCATTCCTCAATCAGATGCCGGTACCACGCAAGGCTTTGTTTAAGTTATTCGGCAAGCCTTTGACCGAAGTTCGGGGTGATGAACTGATAAATGAGGGAGTATCTTCTATCCTGGAGGCTTTCGACTATGTATTGATAGACTGCCCACCAGCTTTGTCACTTCTCACGCATAATGCCCTATCGGTTGCATCGGGTGTAGTGATACCTATCCAGCTTGAAATGTTGGCAACAAAAGGTATTGCCGAAATTCTGAATGCGGTACAGGAAACGCGAGAAGACTTGAACCCTGATATTGATATTCGTGGTCTGTTTATGGTAATGAGTAATGATCAGACGAGAGCCACAAAGCAGTTTAAGGAGTATCTGGGCAATAAGTTTGATGACTACATGTTCGACTCGTATACTCGTCGTGATACGAAGATGGTGGAGGCGCAGGCTATCAATCAGGATATATTTTCTTATTCGCCTTACAGTAGAGTAGGGCAAGACTATGAGAACTTTACGAAGGAGATATTGGCAAGTATGCCGAAGTAGTGATTAGTGTTTTAGTGATTAATGATTAATGTTTAGTGATTATGGCAAGACAAGCAAAGAATAATAGTGTAAACAAGTTTAAAGGACTGGAAGACTCTCCAGCCATCCAAGGTATAGAGAAAATTTATGAGGCTAATGAGGAAGCTCGCCAGAAGCGGGCTGCCGAGGCTATAGAGAAGCAGCAGGATGAACAGGCAGCCGCAGAGAGCGCCCCGCAGCCACAAGCCGCTGCCCCTTCTGCGCCTTCCACTTCTCCCGTTTCTGCCGTTACTCCGGCAGTACTCACTATGCCCGTATCTGAGCCTACAGCTAGAAAGACTGGCAAGAAGACTCAGAACGGTATCACCATCTATGTGCCGATGGAATATTACATGCAGATTCTTCAGATGAAGATGGAGACGGGTACGCCTATCAAGGACATCGCTCTGCAGGCAGTTATCGAGTATCTGGATAGACATAAGAACGGATAATCTAGGTAAACGAAAAGTCAGATTTGCAGGTAAACAGAAAAGTGGTTTTGAACTTATTTACCTTCTACCTCTGACTTTCGTTTACCTCGACGAGGTACCGAAATAGTACCGAGGGGTATAGTTTTTGGTACCAACTCACTACAAATGTGGCTAAGTTTCACTACAAATGTGGCTAAGTTTCACTACAAATGTGGCTAAGTTTCACTACAAATGTGGCTAAGTTTCACTACAAATGTGGCTAAGTTTGAAACTTAACTATCTGAAATATAGTGAGTTGTTATTTCGGGAATATAGAACATAGAAGATGGAATATTTTATATATAAGAGTTCTTCTTTATAAATATTCAAAGATTCTATTTTCAATATTCTATATTCTTAGATAATAATTTGGCTGATTATCAGTAATTTACGTGATAAAGTTAGCCATAAATGTAGTGAAAGTTGGCCATAAATGTAGTGAAAGTTGGCCATAAATGTAGTGAAAGTTGACCATAAATGTAGTGAAAGCTAGCCATAAATGTAGTGATAATATATAATAAGGTACGATTATGGATGAAAATAAACAAATAGACAACCGGTACATCAATACTCCCTTTGCCTATACGAAGACCCAAAGCGGTTTGACTCTGCTCCAGCAGAACGTGATGGTAAGGGTATCGGCACATCTTCAGAAGTATATCGAGAAGTTCTACAATGACCCTCAGTTGTTAGCTTCAAAGGATGACCCTAAGCCGCTGATGCACTCTTACGAGAAGGAGCATGTGCCTCCTGTACGTATCAGATTATCAGAGCTGGGTATTGCATCAAATGTTTACAGCCGTGTACGGACGGCCTTGGCAGGTATTCTTGATGTGAAAGTTGAACGTCCTGGATATGACGAGGAAGGCAGACCGGTAATGAATATCCTGCCTTTGTTTAACAGAATAAGCATTCCTGTTACCGATCATGGTACGGTAGTAAAGAAACGCCTGATGAAGGATGACGATGATTTAACCGAAGTATTTGTTGATCGCATACGTGGTTATGTAGAAATCACTCTAAATCCGGAAGCCATCGACGATATGTTTAACATGAACCTGGGATATGTTACTCACCCGGTAGATATAGCTCGTATCGGAAAAGTAGATAAAATGCCTTTGATGTATTACTTTATCCGTCACAAGATGCTGAATTTCAAAAAGGCAACTGCAAAGGTATCGGTAGAAGAGATACGTGACTATCTGGGTATGATAGTAAGAGACTTTGAGGGTAAGATCGTGAAAATGCAATATCCTCATTACAGCCGTTTCAAGGCTCGTGTGATAGATACAGCGTTAAATGACATCAAACGTGTATATGAGGCAGGGCAGATAGATTTCTATTTTGAGATGAAAGAAATCCGTCCTGCTGGCAAGAAAATCGGTGAACCTTCTTATCTGGAATTTAAGAAAGTTGGCTCAGAGAAAAAGAGTGCAGCCAAATATCGGGCGAACTCAGAAAAGAAGTTGGCCGATACATTACTTGCTTCCTATCCTACACTTGATAAGGAAAGATTGAACACTATCCTTTCCGGTGTTCCCGAAGAAAAATGGAGCGAGTTTAAGGAGTATGCTTATCGCTATGTTCCGAAAATGGTAGAACAACCGCATCGCTGGAACGGAACGGGCGAGGACTTCATTTTTTATTTGCTTGAGCATTGGGCAGAAAATCCATCTGTTCAGCAGTCGAAAAAGGCACAACCGCAGCAACTCGATCTGTTTGCTAACGTGCAGCCTACCTCCTCTAAGATAGAAACGAAGGTAGGCGAGGGTGCCGACAAGTGGAAGGCATTCTGCAAGCTCGTTATAGGCGATGCTGAGAAATCACTGCTTTCCCGCATTTTCTTCATTGGCATGAAGAACGGAAGGTTCTGCGTGGAGTGCAGCGATGATGATTTTGAAATGATCCGAAAGCTGGGTATCGAAGAGAAGGCGAAGGAGTTTTTCAATTGCAAAGGGTCTTTTGCTCCGGTATTCTACAGAAGTTAAAGGTAAAAAGGTAAAAAGCAAGCCGCCATCCCGTTAGGCTCTTTTTACCTTTTTACCTTTTTACCTTTCTTAGTTTGTCCCCTTCATTTATTTCCCTTTTCTTACCTTTGCACCAGAAACATTAAAAGAAAAATGGAAACGTATGAAAAGGAAAGAGATTATTCAACTACTCTTGATTGCAGTAGTGACGATGATGTTTACGGCATGTGCTGCCTATCGGCGGGCGGTTAGCGATAACCACCAGGAAGTGAAGGATAGCGTATCGGCTATTCAGCAGGATAGCGTGCATCAGCAGGTAATGTTGAATGACAGCGTAGCCATTAAGGTGAGCGAGGATAAGCATACTTCTTCTTCGTCTACGGAGGCGGGCGAATATGAGGAGACTATCGAGGAGAATATCACCGAGACCACCGATTCCTCCGGCAACAAGCAGAAGACTACCCAGCGCACCACACATCGCAAAGGTAGCTACGATAAACAGTCATCTTATGAGGAGCGATTGCAGATGCAGCAGCAGGAAATCAATCAGATGCAGAAAACCATCGATAGCCTTGCCGTCAGTAGCCGCAATGACGTAGGTACCCACTGGGAAGCTACCGACAGCTTATCAGCTACGGAGGAAGAGAATACCGCAGAAACAAGAAAGGCTAACTGGATTCAGAAAGCCAGAAAGAACGCCCTTGCCCTGTTCCTGCTTATCGTGATAGTTCTGGTACTTACAGCCATTAATAAAAAACATACCGACGATGGGGAAGGGAAAAAGTAAGAAAAAGCAGCAGTACGGTTACGACATTGTAGATAACGACGAGCAGGCAGAGGTTACGCTGCAGGATTTCGTTATCCCGGCAAAGGTAGAAGCCTTCTGCCGTCAGTACAAGGCGCTGGATCATTGGGTAGACGGTTGCGAAGTGTTTAACGATGCCCGACTTCGGGAGTACTTCAAGGCGATAGTCTGTCCGCTGGGCGATCCGCTTTCTCTCTATCTGCAGGAACTGAGCTATCAGGGCTTCCGCATGCAGAATGATGAGAGTGGCGAGCCGGTTATCTATTGCAGGGCAGTTTAAAGGTAAAAAAGTAAAAAGGTAAAAAAGTAAAAAACGGATTTATGGAAAAAGAAAACAGACCTCACAACTATCTGAAGATAGCAGAGGAGAGTGAGACAGGCAAGAAGTTGAAAGCATTCCTTGCCGAGTGCAGTGAAGCAAGCGAGAAGGCGAGAGCCTGGGCAGAGAAGCAGGGAGCCGATACCTACTACGAATCGCCCGAAGGCTTTGCAGGTGGTGTGGCGATGGTAGAGTTCAAAAACACGATCGGCAAGGAAGGCTGGACGAACATTCAGACTCCTACCAAGGACGGAATGCAGAGCACATCGCTCTTTATTCCAGAAGAAAACAGCGAACTGGAGAATGAAATGATGGCACTGCCTATCGTAAATGAAACGGCTCTTATCGCTATCCTGCAGTTCAAACCTAAGATGGCAAAGGGCAAGGAAGGCAAAGAGGTGCAGCTTCCGTTCTCCTTTGGCAATACAACGCCTATCCTCTTCCTGCATCATGGCTTCTTCTATACCGATGTGCCTTACGAGAGCATAAGCGAGGATTGCCAGACAATCACGGAGAGGGAGTTCCTTCGCCGTAAGACGGCAGCAGTAAATGAGCATTAATCACGTTATTAAAAGTATTAAATGTATTAAACTTTATTCTACTTTTTACATAAGTCACACAATCCGAACAAACGGATTGCTGTACCTTACTGGACATAACGAGTGCCCACTATTGACTATCCTACTGACATAGGAATCGCCAACTACTTTTCGCATGATGTTTAAGGCTCCATTCTGGTCGGCATTGATAAGTTTACCAATAGAAGAGCGGAAGAGTCCTCTCTTAGTTCTTCTTCCAAGGTATTCTTCATGTTTGCCGATTGGTTCGAGAGACAGTGCATCACATTTACTTGTGTAGCTTTCTTCATGTTCCACGAAGTCAATGCCAACCATTTCGCACTTGTATCTTAGATAGGATGTTAATCTCGCAAAAGGCATCTGAACAAACTTCTGGTTGTTCCTCTTGCCCATGTCGGATTTCTGTTTCCATCCGGCATTGTAGCCTACAATTAACCTACCTATCTTTTTCTCTACAAGCATGTCAACAATCTGGCGGCTGACTTTTTGGAAAGCATCCTCAAAGTATCGGTCTCGCTTGTCGTACATACGAATGATTCTTCTTGTGCTTCGTTTTATGCCTTGCTTGTCTTTAATGGACTGCAAGTGAGAAAGTTTCTTGTTAAAGTATTGATTATATGATTTGAGATATTTTCCGCTGAAGATAACACACCCTTCTTCAGTCACCATCGTAGCGAGATTATCAAGTCCAAGGTCAATGGCTGCACATTTGTCCGTATCAACATCTGCGTGCTGTACGTCGTAGTCATAAACAATCTCAACCTTGATATTATGTCTATTAGGGAGCATACGCACCTGATTAAACTTGACAATGCGACTGCTGTATTTCTCCCATTGAGGAATATCCACGAACAAGTCCTTTGCAAGTTTTATGCGTCCATCCTTGATACTACATGACTGATTGGTATAGTACAAGTTAAACATACCTCCACGCTTACGATAATGCGGCATTTGTGGCATACCTTTATACTTATCTGGGTGTTTCTTCCAATCCTTGATACTCTTACAATATGCCTTCATATTCTTATCCAGAACACGGAGTATCTGCTGTGAACACTGAGACTTCAGTAGCTTGTAATTACATTCTCCTTCGAGGTTGGTGACACCCTTAATGAGTTTATCCATGTCGTTATACCACGTCCAAACACCGTCGGCATCGAGACGCTGACGGAACAGATAGAGAGCCTGGTTATACAGGTTGTTCGATATGCGGAACAACCTGTCTAACTCTTCTGTGTGGCGTATGTAGAATTTATAGACTAATCTCATTTTTTAAGTCTTCTTGTACTATTTCTAACTTGCGTTTTCTTCTCTTGCTGTACATCTTCATGGCGAAGCAGTGCAGCAAAGAAATTATCTCTTCAAAGATTTCGGCTTCGTCGGATTTGTCATCCGAATCATTAATCACAACTATCTCGCATCCAAACTCAGCAAACAGTCTCTGAAACATATCGAAAGATATTCTCGAAAGTCTATCTTTATATGTTATGTAGAGCTTTGCAACTTTGTAACTAAGAATGTCATCAAGTAGTAATTTGAATTGCTTGCGGTCGAAGTTCATACCGCTTGCTACATCCTTGTATGACTTGTTGACCTTTATTCCGTTCTTTTTGCAGTAGCTAATAAGCGTCTGCTCTTGATTTGCGAGGTCTTTTTTCTGCTTGGCTGTTGAGACTCTTGCGTAAGTGACATTCAATCTCTCATTGGCAAGACCAGCCTTGCGGTAAACATCGTCATCGTTGTAATCATAAAAGCCGTTTGGCAACTCGACTACCCGAATCTCTTTATTCTGCACATATTTTACCAAAGTTTGGCGTGATATGTGTAATATCTTCAACACTTTTGCACTTTTCATGTTGCAAAGTTAAGAAGAATAATTCAATTATCAAAATATTATTTCATAATTTTAATATTATTTGTTATTATATATATGTTTATTTCTAAATTTTTATAAAAGGTTATTGGTTTAAAGTAGTTAAAGCTGAAACATTCGCAGCCAGCCGTCCGTGATGGATAGCTGGCTGTTTTCATTTATTCCTCGTTACGATGTATCTCTTCTGCCACCATGTTGTAGCTAGGCTGCTGAGATTCCAGACGGTGGGTGAGTTCGCTGATGAGCTTTTGCTGATCGCCTATCTGCTTCTGTTGTTCGGCTATAATATCAAGCATGCGGTTAAGGGTCTTCAAGCTGATGTCCGGTTCTGCGTTTGCAGCTGGCTCTGCCATCGGGATAGGCGCAGCAGCATTCATAGGTGCAGCGGCAGCCTCGTTCTTCTCTTCTCTTGTCTTGTGCTCCTTTGCGCCTCCGTTCCCAGCGTTTCCAACGCTGGTCCACCCAGGTACCACCGACTCCATCCTCTCCACATCGAGGGGATTGCGCAGCGCCCTCGTCCCCTGTTTGCGCTTCTCATCATTATCAATATATCCCCCATCAGGTTCAAACTGGTCATCTATGCCAGGGCATACATACCCATCCTCGCAGCAGCCTTCACTGCCTTGCTGGTCCTTATCCGCATCTACGATAAAAGCCGATAGCGGAATATGGAACGCATTGCAGAAGCGAAGCAGGGCGATGGTAGGAAGAGGCGACTTCATGCGTATCCAGCTATCCAGGCACGCATTGCTCGTAGTACCCATTGCCTTCATAATTTCTCTATTGGTGATTTTTCTGTTAGCTTCCATCCACTTGTCGAGGAAGCTGTAATTATAAAAGTACTTCATATCTCAACTATATTTATAAGGTGAATAACTCTAAAATGTTTATCTCAAAATCAATTAATATATGTAACCTATGTTAAATTCCCCTAATTTCTAAAAGAAAATATAGGTAACATTTGGTAGTTATAATTTTATTCTTTAAATTTGCACCAAAATTAAGAAATAAAATCGAAATGACAAAAGAAAATGTAGAAAAAGTTACGCAGAATAACACTCCGCTAGATGTAAACGATATTTCTGCTGACGAAAAGAAGAACTTAGCTGAGTTTTTATCGGACAAGGGCTTCACAATCTCAACTTTCTATCTCCGTTTCTTTCAGAAAGGTTTCGACGCTTGGGAAATCCAAGGCATTAAAAACTGCAAAAAGCAGTTCTTAGCTATACCGGAAGTAGATAACCTATTATCCGAGTATGTGGAGACCGATGCCCTGGGCAACGAGATTAGTAAGAAGGGATATTTGCTGGAGGCTGCCATGAGCGACGAGCCGGGTGTGTTCTACACCTGTCTGAAGAAGGCTAACAATGGTCTCTGCATGAAGTTCTTTGCCTTCATGGAGGAGCGAGGCATGAGCCGCACGACCATCATCAAGCGTTTCACCGCTGATGATTGGAAACCATGGGAGCAGGAAGGAATTAAAGCACTCTTGCAAGCAAAAGTAAAAAAGTAAAAAGGTAAATTCGTAACCATATATAATGATAGATGTAACCTTTGATTTTGAGACCTGTTCGCTTTCGCCCACCGCAGCCGTGATGAGTCTTGGTGCGGTGGCATGGAAGCGATACGGAAAAGGATCACCTTTCTTTGATGAAGGTGATGGTGTGCTGAGAAATTCAACGTTCTTTGCACACGTTGATTTGCGAAGCATGTTTATCAATGGCTTTGCATTTGACAAGAGTACGGCAGAGTGGTGGTCTAAGCAGAGTGACGAGGCAAAAGCTTCCTTGCTCGGAAATGACAGCGACGAGTCACCTTGCCAGCCAATAGATGTGGTCGTGAACGACCTCTTCGGCTGGATAGCCTATATTAAGAAGAAACTCGGTGATGATGAAATCTGCCTTTGGGCACAGGGTACTGACTTCGATGTGGCTGTCTTGAGATATATCTGCTGGAAGTTGGGCATCAAGTTCGAGATAAAGCATACTTCATTGAGAGATCATCGCACGTTCTATCTTGAGCTTGCGAGAATCATCTGGGATGCAGCTGAGCCAAACGAGGAACGTTTTGACTTAGACAAGGCTTACACTCTGACTACCGACTATAAGGACATCACGGATGAAGGGGCGGCGCATGACCCGATTTTCGACTGCAAGCGAAGTATCTACTCCACCTGGCAGATGATGAAAAAGATAAGAGAAGGCTATGCCAAGACTGTTTGATTTGCCCTATATCCCTAACCGGAAGGGCATACAGCAGAGGCATAGGAACCTGTCACGATACAGAATGCTGCATCGTTTCGCCTATACCGAGACGATGAGCGGACTGAAGGATGATATTCCGACTCTTCTCTTCTATGCGCCTTTTGCCCTGCTGAAAGATACCTGTGAGTATCTGTGCAGGATGATGACGGGCAGCGTGGAAGATATGATTATCACGCCTTCGCACAGTTGTCGCCGCAAGAACGGCAAGATATACTGGAGGCAGGAGGTGCAGATTATCGGTCTAAATACCGAATTCCTCACGATGGAAAGTCTCTCGCAGATGATAGTACACCGTATGGAAACCATCTGTAACTGCAAAATCAGGCATTATCGCCTGGAAACATTTCTGAATTTATAAAACGTGAAGATATGAAGAAATAAAAGATATTCTGCATGACATCATGCAACTTCGGTGCGATATACACTTCGTTTCCGATTTTTATTTTGTTAGACAACCGAGCCATCGGTTATAAATGGCAGGAAGACCGGACGGGCGATAGGTGAACTTGGAAACATTCATCACATATCTCAAAAACCGCAGCTTCAAAAAGAAGGGGAAAGTTTGATTAAAAAGCCTGGGAGCCCCATCGGACGGTAACTGCGATAGTCTCTGAAAACTTGGCGTATCGCCTGAAAGGTCTTCTTTCTTTGAAAATATTGATAAAAAGAGAATAGGGGAGGCATTCTGGAAACGCTCTTATGCAAGGGTAGTGGAAGCAGCAATGCTCCACGACTATGCTGTACACTGCATCTTTTGTCCGACGAGATGTAAACACTTGAAGTTTGGCCTACCATTCGCCCCCGTTCCCAGTGACTCCATCGCTGGTCAATGGTCAAGAGTGGTGCCTTCCCTTCTCTTTTAACTCTATAAATACTCTTATTGTAAGATATGTTATTCCACCCTATATTGAATCAGATTGCAAACCTTGACATGGCTTTCCTCGTAAAACCTGCCGATGAGCAGCGCATCGAGGGACAGACAGCCTTTTTCTGCCCCCTCTGCCAGAAGGAAGAGGCAGACGATGGCGATCAGGGCAAGGCAAAGCAGACTCCTCACCTCATTATATACAACAATGAGCGAGGCGGTATGTATAACGGTGTAGGAGTGGAAGACAATTCCAAGGCAGAGCATGGTGCCCTGCGCTGGATGTGTACCAAGACCGGCAAGTATGGCTATGGAGCCTTAGAGCTTTATGCTGCCATGAGCAAACTGCCGATGCACGGAGCCAGTCTGCTGCGTCTTTGCCATGACCTCATCGTGAGGGTATATGGCGACAACGAGAAGACGAGAGCCAAATGGCCGATGCTCTTTGCAAAAATGGACTATCGCACAATCGCTCCACAAACGATAGAAACTTTCTCATTTATGCCAAAAACTGACTTCAACCCCCAGGAGCTCGCAGCCCTGGGGTGCGAAGTCACATCTGTAAAAGGCATTCCGCAGTACGGCTTCGGAAAGGACTTCAACACCAAGATGCTGAATGAAGATTTCCGAATCTATGCCGTGGACCAGGTAACGCTGCCCAACGTAGTGAGAAACGGACAACTGGTGAGTGAAATCATTTATGGAACACCCTGGAACCCTCTCTTCGTCTGCTTTGCTACAGACGTGATAGCGCCACAAGGCAGTTGCGGCTGCTTCTTCCGTCCAGCCATACAGCAAGACCCTATCGTCTTCTCCACCTGTGAGGAGCATAGCGTAAGAAAGGTAAGCAAATGGCTGATGGGGGACCCGGTGTTTGTTCATGCAGCCGAAAACAGAACGGCTGAAAATACCGCCGTTTATGCGGCTATCAAGAAATATCAGCCTGATGAGGTATATACAGAAGAAAAAGAAATATGGGTAGAGAATCTGGATAAGGATGACCAGCCGAAAGGAACATTCCACACCGAAAACGTGGATATTCCGGTCAATGAAATCAAGGCGCAGAACATCGTGTTCTGCCGAACGCCAGAAGACGCATTGAGCGTATATTACGCTATGAAATCATTACGGAAGGATAAGGCTGGCGACAAGTTCTTTGAAAAGAATAGCTGGTTCCACGTAGCCTTCTCTATAGGTAGAGGTAACTTCTGGTATATAGAAAGAGGGGAGTGGAGACAGGAAAAGCTGGATTTCAGCGGCGTGCAATATCAGAAAATGAAGCGATTTGCCGAAAGGGTCATTATGATCTATCCCAATGATATTACATCCCAGCGCAACTGCGGAGCCATCGCTACCAAGTTCAGTGATATTTGCTATGCCATGCTGCCTGAGTCTTTCCGTGTGCGATATAACCAGCGCTGGCAATGGCTCTACGGTTGCACACCGAGGAGTGTAAGAGATTACATGCTCACGTATCGGATGACCGATGAAGATAACTTCCGATTCGATCATGATATTCGTCTGCCATTATTCTCCAAACTTCGGGGAGCCAAGAACACTGACCCTTTCGAGATTGAATATCCGAGAGACCCCCGCAGCGGTAAGCCGAAACCATGCACCTGCAAGATTTCGCCTACCAAGGTGTGGCTTTTTATGACGAGTCACGGATATTACCGCAAAATCGACCCAGAAAGCAATGACCTCGTAGGTCAGTTTATCCACCTCGACCGATGCTTTGTCGAATACATCGACGGAAAGAGCATCATTCAGGCAACGAAGGAAAAGCTTTTGGAGTTCTGCGAGCAGAGTTGGAGGCACAATGAGCAGGAACAGAAGTTGATGAGCGATTGCGCCAATCTGATAGACAAGAATTTCTCAGAGAAATCTGCCGGAGGATTGCAGAGTATCGTCATCGATTTTACGGAAGGTTACAGCGAGAATGTAGAATATTTCTATTTCCGCAACGTGGCATTGAAGATAACACCGGAGTATATCACTCCTATCAGTTACGACCAGTGCAACTTTTTCATCCCTGCTACTGCCCGAAAGCCATACGACTTCACCATGCGTCATTTCGACCCGCCGTTCATCATTAAGCAAAGTGATGAATATACCCGTAGGGAAAACGAGATAGCGCAGAAGGAAGCGCAGAAGAATGAGGACGGTTCGCCAGTATTCAGCATCTTTGAAATCAGTCAGATGAAAAACGACCTGCGAGAGTGGGGTACCGTTTACAGGTGGGATGTTGACTGGCGAGGTAAGAAAGATAGAGAATTGTGGCCTATGCTCCGTATTCTGCGCGGTTGCTCCAATGTGCTTTGGCAGGAGGAGATGGAAGCCGACAGAAGCAAGCATGAGCTATCGGAAGAAGACAAGTCAATCATCAATGCCCATTTCGTGAATATGGTTTCCGGTATAGGTAGGGTATGTTACAGAGATTTGCCGGGTACCGATAGTCAGAGCACCCCTTATCTGCTGGAAGATCAGATTGAAGACGAGAAGCAGGCTTCGGGTGGTTCTGGTAAATCCATGGTGGTGCGTGTGTTTGTAGGTTCGGCAGTCAATGTACTGAACATCGATATGAAGCGATTCATCACCACTGCCGATGCCCGTTTCAGTCTGGGCGAGATACAGCATAACCCTGGCATGTATCGAGCGATACACTGGGAGGACCGCCCGAAATCTTTTCCGATGGACTATTTCTACGTGATGGCAACCACTGGTGTTACGTTGGAGTGTAAGGGAGCGGATATAAAAACGCTCAGTCTGAAGGATTCACCTCTGCATATCGTATCATCCAATTTCCCCTATGATGGTGGAGTGGATTCCACGGCAGGACGTTTTCCGCAGATAGCCTTCTCTAACCGCTTCGCCCGAGAAAATACATTGAAGCGCAAGATGGCTCGTTCGCCTGGTGATATATTGAAGGGTTTCAATCCAGATCCCGAAAAGTTACCCGATATAGCGAGAAATCAGGCTATCTACATCACGGCACTAGCTGTGCAGTTTATGATGCGCTATCACGTAGTAAGCAAGGCTCCTCAGTTGAACCTGCGAAGACGTAATATGATTTCGGAGATTACGGAGAGTTGCGTGCGCTACTTCGAGTTCTTCTTCTCTAGGGAAGAAGTTTACGGTGTTCCGATTTGTGCCGATGAAATGTTCAATGAGTTTATCCGTGACTGGGCTGATGCCAGTGAGGGCAAAAGCAAGGAGTATAGCCGAGCCACCTTCAAAAAGAAAATTCATAAGTATTGTGAATCGGCGAATATCAAGTGCAACCCAGAACATCTCTTCGAGAACGTGAGCGACAAACAACGCAACTGCTTCAAGATGAAGGCATGGGTAACGCAGGAGTACTTCGTAGGCAGGGAGTGGGAGAATGATAACACGATAGAACCGAAGTTCATCCGTTACATTCAAACCTCTAAGCATGTGTTCTTCTTCTATCGGACAGGCAGAGATACCATCCCTACCGATTATGCCGAACTGAAGCGCATAGCCAAGGAGTTTGCCGAAGCCCCAGACCCATTACCATACCGTGATGATGATGGCAACATCGTGCAGCTCACGCAGGAAGAGGAAGACCGCTGGAATGCCTATCAGAAGCGCAAGCAGGGCAGGTTCGCGTCTGCACAGAATGCGCAGAACAGCAGCGCCGCAGCTACGGTAGATAGCATAGATAAAGATACCCTGCCTTTTTAAAGGTAAAAGGGTAAAGAAAGAAGAAACAAAGAAATCGAATTTTTATAGAATATAATAAGTATATGGCAAGTTTTTCCGGTAATATTGACCTTCTCTCCCTGAACGGAGCGAAGGTTCTGATTGGTCTCGACGAGAAGAATGCACAACGTCCTTACGTTTGCATTCCAATCGATGTGAACGAGATTAGAGTAGAGGCATCTAAAAATGATGCAAGTAAGCAGGTGGCTAAGATGAGAGTTATCATCGACCCTTTCAATGACGCGTATAAGAATAAGATACGTCAGAGCAACGCCGAGCGTGGAGACACCAACAAGAGTGTGCCTACCCACGAGATGAAGATTTCTTATTCGGTTGATTACGTCAAGGCTGTAGCCCAGAGATTCCCAAAGCTCGTAGAGCAGGTGAAGGAAGCTGGAAAAGAAAAAGACCCTGACATTGTGAATCAGGACTTCAACGATGAAAATAGCCACCTCTTTAAGGCTATCCGTACCCGCATGAATAAGCGAATCGCCTCTCTCTTCCAGCCGCAGTTAACTGCTAATCAGCAGCCATATCCGCAGCAAGCCTATGGCTCTGCAGGAAACGCCACAGCCTATGTACCGCCAGCTGACGGTCAGGGATACCCAGATATGCCGAACGAAGACGATCTGCCGTTCTAAACTCCGTTCCCAGCGATTCCATCGCTGGTCCGTAATAACAAAAATAAAGAACAAATAAAAATGAAAATACAAGCTCAATCATCTATATTGCTTCGCCAGGCTCTGCAGAAAGCAGCGAAGTGTATTGACAGCAAGTCAACCATCGTAGCACTCAGCAACGTGCTCCTTACCCAGCGTAAGGAGGATGGTAAGTTCTTCTTCGTAGCCGGAACCACTGATTCGGAACTCATTATCCCTGCGCCTCTCAGTATCGTAGATGGCAGCTTCAAGGAAGATGTAGTTCTGCCTATCGGCAATCTGCTTTCGCTCCTCTCTACGCTCCCTGATTGTGTGATTACTCTCGACCTCTCGCAGGATAAGGAACGCAATATGAATATCGAGTATTGCACTCAGAACGGCGAGAATGTAAAGAAGGGTAACGTAAGTCTGGTTTATTTCAGTGCAGAGGATTTTCCTCGTGCGCAGCAGCCTAACAATGCTGATATTCATATTGCCCTTCCGATGGCAACCTTCAAGAACGTGCTCGCTCATGCCGGAAAGTTTGTTTCCGATTCTGAGTTGCGACCGATTATGAAGTGCCTCTGCATCGATGTAGCCGAGGACCGAAGTGATGTGACTTTTGTGGCATCGGATGGCCACCGACTCATCAAACTCATTCATACCAACAATCCTGAGACTGGTGGCAGCGATTTCTTCCGTGAGGGTACACCAGGTAAGATTCTCGTACATAACGCCTACTTCAAAACCCTTTCCGTTTTCGAGGATTGTGAGGACATTGATATTGAGGCAAACGAAACCATGGTTCGCTTTACTTCGGGCGATATTACCTTCATCTGTAAGAAGGTGTCAGGCCAGTATCCTAACTACAACTCCGTTATCCCGAAGAATAACCCTTACAAAGTGGTAGTTGACAAACGGGAGTTGGCAAATGTTGTAAAACGTGTGGCTCTGTTTGCAAGTGAAAGCACCAACATGATTGTGCTCAATAGGGAAGGTATGTTCCTCGATGTGGCAGCGCGAGACCTCGACTTCAATATGGAAGCCAACGACCAGGTAATTATCACGGATAGTACTTGTCCGGAAGACCATCGCATCGCTTTCAAGGCAAGCAGTCTGCTCGACTCACTGGCACCTATCCCTAGCGATACCATCTGTCTGCATCTGGGCGACCCGAGCCGCGCTGGTGTCATCACAGCCAATGAGTCTTCACCACGAGCATTGACGCTGCTCATGCCGATGATTATTGAAGAATAAACTTACATCGAACGAATAAGATAGAGATAAGATTATGGACGATACTTTGCTCTTTATCCCCCCTTGTTGCGTGGATAAAAAACTGCCAAGCGCAATCATACAAGCCCCACGGAGGGCATTGAGCTTCTATACTCACGGCGATGTGCTGATAGATAAATTCTTCCATGCTATCGGATATATGGCTGATGTAAACCCTAACCGGGGAAAGAAAAAGCATTTCTGTGTGATGGTGTTGGCGATGACCGTAAGCAGAACTTCTGCCACCGGATATATCATCAACTACCTTCATACTTGCTTTGAGAGGGGTTGGATAACCCACCTGGTGCTCTCAACCGATAAGAGTGTAGAAGACTGGATAGATATTCATCTGATGGAATACAGAGACAGAATCTTGTATCATAACCATAATGATGTGACCCTACAGACTTCGCACATGGTTATTTATAACGAGGAGAAAGCCTTTACGTTGGCTGGTCCGATGCTCGATACCCCCAACGGTAAGTTATCGCATTATTCGATGGTGCTGTATCCCGACTATTCGGCATGCAATGACGCAGCCGATTGGTCGAACCCGCTCAAGAACATCCTGTTTCCTGATATATTGCGGCATCGGCAAAGGGTAGCCAAGGAGAAACGGAAGGTAGACAGTATCATCCTAAACCGATTCCTGCAAGCCAAGCTCCCTCCTTACGAAGAGGATAAGGAGCAGGATGGTCCTCGTGATTATTATGACTTCGGTGGTTTCGTATTCATCGACTAATAGATAAGAGTTATGGCAAAATATCATCAATCTTATCAGAACCTCCGTCAGTTCTGTGAGAAGTGGCAGTGGATAGACCCACGCAGCGGACAGCAGGTAACTGGCTACGTGCATCCGCAGACAGCGAGAAACGTAAAGCGCAAATCGTTCTACATCAAGTTCCTCACCAAGACCGGGCATGTAGATGAAGGTGAATGCGTCTGCCTGAAGGTGGATGTTATGCGTCATCAGAGAAAAGTGCAGTTCGTAAACAGTGGAGAAATCCGCGTGGTTAACGATATACTGGTACTCGAAGTAGATGGCACAAGGTTCATCACGCATTAATATGGTAATTCATGTTTTAAGATTCAATATAGTTTATCGAAGATTTTTAAAGCTCTAACTGTTAAATTATTGAATTTGTGTAAATGCTTTATAGCAGACACCTTTAGCGAAAGGATGTTCCGTATTTATTTACAATAACTACAAGCAAAAGCAATGTAGGGTTGTCTATTCACATTTCCCTGCACCTCCCCGGTGCGTGAGCATAGGGCGCTTTTTAAACAGGAATATTCATTTTAAATAATATATAGATTATGTGGAATCCGTTTAAAAGACATAGAGCAAAGAAAGCTCTCAAAACATTGGATAGTCTGACCAGCGTAATTGCCACGATCAAGAAGTGGGAGAAGGCTGGATTGATTTTCTGGCAGGTAAAAGGTAAGACTCTTCTCATTGAGCAGAGTTTAGCTACCACGCTGCTTGCTGGTGGAAGTAAATTGTTCAAGAAGTTTCTGAATATCGCTGCCCAGATACAAAACTCGGAACTGCTCGCTGATGCTTATGAGCAGCAGCGTATCACTATCGAGACGCAGGCAGTGAAGAGTGCGCAGGAGAAAACGTCCAGTAAGCTGACAGATGCTGATATTCAGCGCATACGTCTGAATGCTAGAGAGAATATGCAACACATCGATATGAAGAGCATCCTCGATGCTATCCATGAGTTTGATATAATGATTATCCGCAGTAGTGCTATCTCTTCTGCTGATGCTACCCAGGAAGGTGGCGAGCTTGTAGCCGTTGGCCACTTCGATGGTAAAAAGGTGGAAATGGCGATGTGGGATGAAATCAAGAACGATTTAAATGCTGAAAAATAAGATATGAATATCAAGATATTGAAGGAAGGCGACCGCTATCACGTCTATATAGGCGACAAGGATTTGTGGCTATCGAGAATGGAACTGGTAGAACTTCGCCATAGTATTAACTCTATTCCATTATAGAATAATTGCCAAATGAGAACAATCGTGATAGCCAAGGAGGCTTGGCTATGCAGTCAACTCAGCATAGCCAAATATTCCGGAGGCATTGATATATCAGATGAGGAAAATGGCACACGTCATTTTCTGGTAGTAGATGGGAAAGGTCAGCCTTACCAGGGCAAACTGATTCCTAGTGTACCTGCCGATTTGGTGGATAAGGAGTTCCTTCCTTTCTACCGTAAACTGGGCAGAGATAAGTTTATATCCCTCGTATCAAGGGAACCTCTAGCCTCCCGCAAGGGACTGAAGCTGATACTATCTGCTGCAGTTTTGGAAGAGAAAGAGGAGAAGGCAGCAAAAGAAGAGGAACTGAAGGCACGCCAGCCTCCCCTCTTCGACTAAGAAAAGTTTTATAATACATTAAAGATTAATAAAGAAATGAGAACATTAGAAGAATTTCAGAAAGAGGTCCTTGCGCCGTTACGCAAGGAGAGAGACAAAAAACACGAAAATGCTTTGAAAATCAAGACCGATGGCGGCGAGGCTTTCGCGAAACGTAAGAAGGAACTCCTGGATAAGGAAGTTGAGTTCAAGGAACGTCAGAAGTCTAGCCTGAAAGAATTTCTCGGCAAGCAAACCTTGGAAAAGAAATCTTTCTTCGTTCAGCAAGATGCTGCTCGTGCCGAAGCTCATGATCAATATCAGAAAGCTACCCAAGATTACAAGATAGCTAAACGCCGTGCCAACGAGGAGTTTATGGATAAGATAGCCATTGCCTATGCTGAGTATAATAAGGAGTTAGTAGCCGCAGGTGAACAACCTGTATATTACGACAATCGCCGTGAGAAATCAGCAGAGGTACATAAGGCGGGTTATCAGGAGGACGGCTGGCCGGAAGAACCAGAACCGGAGGCTGAAGCATGAGTTTCGGAAATACGAAGACCCCACTCAAACCAACTGGCAAAGCGAAGTATCAGTTACCGATGAGGGCAACACCCGAAAGCAACGGTGTGAAAACCTATGTGCTCGAAGGTGAGCTGAAGAAGAAGTTCATTAAACTCTTCCCCAAAAACTCCAACCGCAGAATGATGGAATGGTTCGGTATCTCCTTTTCTACTGTCCAGAGGTTTAAAAACGAACTCGGACTGAAAAAGGATATGAAAGCTATACGCCGTCAGCAGACAATGGACGTTAAGAAAACCTGCGAGGAGAACGGTTGGTACGATTCCCTCCGGGGTAAACCGACAAGTGAAGCTTGCAGGGAAGGTACTCGCCGATTGCGAGCATCCGGCTTTTGTCCATTAAAGGAACTCAAGAAGAAAAATCCTCGTCGATATAAGGCTTATCTTCTCCGTCGGTCAGAAGCTCGCAAGGAACTCTTTCGGAAGGAACGTTTGCGAGAAGAATATGGCTTGGAGCGCAAGACGAAGTTAAACATTCCGCAGCGACCAATGAAAGGCGCGGCTGCATCGTTCAAGAACATGATGACGCATCGCTTCAATTACTTCTCTGTTCCCGGTCACCCATGGTGGTTAGCATACGATAGCGAAACCAATCGCTCGGAACGCAGCGAGGCAACCGCCCGAAAGCATGGTTTCGAGATTATCGAAGGAGAAGATTAAGCCCCCGTTCCCTGCGATTCCATCGCTGGGCAGTAACAAACAATAAACAACGATTATAAAACTGGATCTGTATGAACAACAAACAGCAAAACATACTTCGATCTTTATTGAAGAAGTATAAGTTTAAAAGCGTGAGCAATATGGTTCGCCAAGCTCTCGGTATCAACTACGAGAACTTCCTGCAGAAGACAGAACCTCTCTACGTTATCCCCCGCATAGCTTCCTGTTATGCCGATGAGAACGATAAGAAGACCCTGATGGGTGTAGTCTATAAGGAATGGCTCAAGGACGTAGTAGAGAAAGCCTGGGTTGCTCCTCTCAATACTTACATCGAAGAGCACGGCGAACGCACGGTGCTCTCCGCCATCTATTACCTCATAGATAACAATCTGTGGGAGGTATACGAAGGCCGTCTTGCTCTCGATGCGCAGGAAGATAATTACTACGATAAGCTGGAAGATATGCCCACAGCTATCTCCTTCGTGTTAGAGCAGCAGAAAGCCGAGGAAAAGAAAGCCAAGGAAGAGGAAGCCGCAAAAGCCGCCGCCGCCACTGTCGAAAACGCCTCCGTTCCCAGCGATTTTATCGCTGGTTCAAAGTCCGGCTATACCCTCACCGCCGAGGAAGCCGTAACTCTTATCGGTACCACTTCTGAAGCCTGCACCCAGTTAAAGCAGAACATCGAGCGCCTGTTCGATTTTATCCACACCGCTACCGATACAGATGCCCTTCGTCAGAAACTCTCTGATCTGCAACATCAGTTAGAGGATCAGAAAGCCCAGCATCAGCAGGAAATAACAGACCTGCGAAAAGAAGCCGATGAAGCCAATTCCACCATGCTCAAAGCCAGTGACTATATCACCAAGCAGAAACAGGAGGCTAAGGAGGCTCAGAAGCAATATGATGAGCTGAATGCCAAATACAAGAAGGCTCTCGATGAGCGCGATGATGCCGACAAGGAGTTGGAAACTTACAAGAAACTCCTCGAAGAGGAAGCCAACCGTGAGCAGCTTCCTAAGAAGAAGGTTATCCCATATAGCGTGCTCGATGCCGTTCCACTTCTTGGCAAGGGTGTAATGACCGGTCTGGTACCCGTCCTCGCAAAGTACAACATCGTGGTAGATTACAATAAGTAGAAAGGCGTATGGATCATAGAATAATTGATATTCAGCTGCCATTACCGAAAGGAAACGATAAAGACCCTATCACTTTGGCACCTACCTTCTATAGAGGAGGAAACGCAGATGATACGGCATATTTAAAATTCAACAATGCCGTTAAGCGTATGTCAGAGCCTAGAGAGGTGGAGCGTACAGAAGTTGATGTGGAGTTCGTAATTCGCAATGATGCTGGCAGTCTTTATGCCGTGGTGTATCATTATGCTGATGGTAGGGTAGAGGCTGATATGCTGGTTAAGGCAAAAAACGGCTACTGGTCATTTTATTGTTCAAGAATGCGTTTCCACCCCAACTTTCCGAACGTTTATCTTCCGTCGATATGGGGATATAAACGTCTTACTGAATTGCAGATAGCACAAGAGCTTGCTCTGGCTGCTGTAAACGTAAGCAAGCTGATTCCTTTTGGTAATTATGCCTTAACGGTATATCCTGGAGGCATTAATGTCGTCAGATGTAACTTTAAGGATGGTGAGTTGTTTGCTGTCGAGAATATTGATTTTATTGCGTATGAGGATTTCGAGCGTGATGAGATTAAGGATTTCTATCCCGGAGTGCTCAAACGATATGTATTCAATCAGGGCATGGATATTGAATGTTTCCCCGAAGAACTGACAAAGAAAATCATAGAGGATAGCATTGAGAGTTTGAAACGGAAGTATGGTAAATAAAAAAGATAAAGACTATGGCAAATCCACAGGAGTTATGCAGATAGTAAGCATTCACGACCTGCAGCTTTTTCTCCGTCTTTGCGGTTGCGAGGAACTGAAGGCTCCTCAGTCTTTATTAGAAGATTAAAAACAAAATGATATGGATAAAACAAAGTTAAAGAAACTCTTTCATGAGTTGAAGGCAACAACCTCAGATGCGATATTCACAGCATTCATGTTCGCAATGCTCTATCTGCTGATTCATGCTCTCATTACCGATTACAGAGAAGGCGACCGGATAAAAGGCAGCAGTATCACCGTAACCTCCAAAGGTCACGAGTACATCATCTTCGAAATCGACAAGGGTCAGACCTGCTGCATTCATTCAGCCGCCTTCCCCTGCCAAGTCAAGAAGTAATAACCCACCTCTCGCCTCCGTCCCCAGCGATTCTATCGCTGGTCAGCAGGGAGAGAATAAAAAGAAGATAATATGATGACAATAAACAAAGAAATAATCCGGAGGACGAGTTTTTTTCTTTAGGCAATAGTTGAAGGCAAGACTATTCAAATGAATGAAGGAGCCGTTTGGAAGGATATAGATATTGACGGTAAAGGAATAGATATTTCTATGCTCATATCGTGCCCCTTCCTTTACCGCATTAAGCCGGAAGTAAAGTGCCGTTCTTTTAAGAACGCAGAAGAGTGTTGGCAGGAGATGTCAAAACATCAACCGTTTGGGTGGATAAAATGTAAAAAAGGTTATTTTAATATCGTTTATGTCGATGATGACTATGCATACTTGGCAGATCCGGATGGTAGCTCCATCTTGCTGGCATCAAAAAACAGCTACCAAGACAACACCTTTGCAGACGGCACTCCATTTGGTATTAAAGAGGAGGAATAGTTATGGAGTTTATGTGTATCAAATAGCGTATGACAAATAAAGCCTTTTTTGATGCGTATCGCGGGAAGCCAGCCCTTTATAAGGGAAAGGATATTGGCGCATACGTAGCAGGGTATGTTGGCGAGAAGTATATCATCTTAGGGTTTCACGATTATACAGGCTGCATCCTGAGATTTACGGCCAGAGTCAATAAAACGCTCGACGGAGTATACACCTCATACCGATTCGCTAAATTGAAGTATGTAGGGGTAGTTAGTTAAAAGAAATAGTGTATGAAGATAAAAATTGTTTCGGTTCGTCTTACCAGATTCTTTAATATGGCGTGGCATCCGAGCTTTGCGGGTGAGGTTAGGTACTTCATCATGTATAAAAAACATTGGTGGCAAAAATACAGATACCTGAAAGGTTGGTTCGGTATTCCCATGAAGTTTAATAGCCAAGAGGCAGCCGAAGAGTATCTGAAAAAGAATGGTATCGATTATAAAGGTAAATAGCTTATGGCAAAGATAGAAGAATCAAAGAAAGAACAGACAGAAGAATATGCTGGTATAGGCACAAGAGTCTTCGTCTGCAGAAAAGAAGATTTTGAACGGCATCCCGGCCAGCCTTATATTAATGAGGAAGGCAATCTGGTAACATTCGTAGGCCAGGGCGAAAATAAGATGGAGTGGGAACACAGGGAGAAGCTGATGGGCGAATGGTTAAGGAGAAGACCAACGAGAGTGGTTGCCTTGACACAAGTATCGGTGCCCCATCGGGCATTGCGATGGTGAACATTTATGGATTGTTCCATAAGCAGAAGAAAGATGGTTCATTCTGCGAAAAGTGGAACCAGGTAAATATCCTTCCCGAATATTGCCCTTTCTGTGGCAAGAAGTATGTGGAGGATAAGAAAGAAGATGTTCAACAGAAAGAAACTGAGAAGTAGCGTATGATAAGATATTATGAAGATGAAGAGAATGCGGATCATTCCGTTATTCATCTGATGTTAAATACAGATTGTGATAATCATTGCATTTTGTGCTGTAATGACCAATATGATTTAAGTTCTGTTCCGGTTGTAACGGTTGATGAACTTAACAACGCAAAAACCGTGTTGCTGACAGGTGGTGAACCTTTCAAAATTCCATACTTTGCAGATTTCGTGCAAAATCTGCGCGGTCAGTATAAAAACATAGAAAACCTTTATGTTTATACTTCGGGATATTCTATGTACCACAACGTAGAACAATGGAACAAAAATAAGGTTTATACCGATATAGATGGCGTAAACATCTCACCTAAAGGAACCAATCGTGAGCGTTGGGCTATACAAGGCATGTTGGGAAAGAATGCACTGGATGTTTTCTTTCATATATTTGCCTCCATGAAAAGCTGCAGGCTTATCTTAATGGACCGTAAGGAGAAAAATGACGAGCTTCTTTCTACATTGAATCTCCAACAATTCATAGATCTTGGGGTTCGTTTCGATGTAGAGTATCGTGATTGGCAGAATGAGTTCCAGCCTAATGGAGGGGTGTGGAGAAGATTACCTATATTGTTAAATTAAAAAAGTAGCGTATGGATTTGAAAGATATTAAGTTTAGGGCAAAGCGCAAGGATACGTTGGATTGGGTGTATGGCATCCCTGCTCCTGGCAATGCTTATCCTGGTGCATCCTGCATTCTGACATTTGAATCGCGTAAGGATTTACCTAAAAATGCGGTTTTCCTTGGGTGCGGCTTTATCCCGGTATTAAGTTATACCATTTGCCAATATACGGGGATGAAAGATATGTATGGTGCTGAGATTTGGGAGCATGATTTACTTAAAGACGAAAAAACGTCTGGTATATACGAGGTGGTTTACTTTAATGGTACATTCGTCTTTCTGAACGAAAGTGATATTTTTCAACCGGAAGGCTACCCCTGCTACAAGAAAGTGGACCATAATGTAATTCGTGATATGTTTGTTGTCGGGTCAGCCCTTGATGGAGATAGTAGCCGCGATATTCAGGAACTTTGTTCTCGTCTTGCCTCCCGTGGTTTTATCGCAGTTCAAAAGTAATAATCAAAAAACAAAGAAAATGAAAGTATTGAGATTTTTGAAACGGGTGGGTATCGTTGCGATACCAATTCTTGCCGTGATTATGGTGACACTGGTCTTTTATGGTATATTGACGTTAGCTTCTAATACAGTTCATCTTGGCAAGCTATATCTAGAACTGTTCTTATCTGATAAGATGTTAGCTGCGTATTGGATTTTTGCGAGTATAGCCGTTTCCTTTATGATATACCCTAGTCTGATTAATTGGACGAAAGCGAAAATCCGTCAAATGGACGCAGAGGAATCCCAAGCTGATGAGCAGAAAGGCAACAAGAGTGAACATGCCAGTAATGTCAAAGTCTACTCTTTTGTTCAACTTTCATCTCAGCTGCAAGATTGGTACAACGTTCGCAGATATTTAATGACAGAAAACCTGAAGACTGAAGTTTACGGCACCTTGCATATTGATATACCAAAACAACATGCGAAGGAAAGTGATCCGTTCTGGAAAGATTGCGATGCCTTCATTTGGGCGGTCTTTGTAGATGATTGTGCAAGGAAGGCTGGTGTCGCTCGAAAAATGATGCGAGAAGCCGAGGTAGTGTGTGTAATGGAAAGATGTCTTACTGTCGGATTGCGTTGGGACGACCGCGAAAGTGAACCTTGGGTGTTAGACTGGTACAAGCGCAGTGGGTATAAGGAAAAAAGAGTGGAAGAGGATGGTCACGCTCATTTCCTTGTTAAAGACTTGAGCGATAAATATAACTTGCGTTTATATTCTAAGCGATTTTTTCGATAATGCAAAAAAGATTAATTGATAGTTATTAAAACAAATAAAAACATTAAAGATTATGGCAGAAAAAACAAAGCAGCAGAATGCTGAGAATGAATCAGAAGAAGAGGAGCTTGGTAAGCAGATTTTGCAGCTCAAACTTTCCTTCCATGAAATGAAGGATGACAAGTTCACCGTCAAGGTGACTTGCGAGAAGGATGGCAAGGAGTCTGACCTGAACATCCTCACCGATGATGATTCCATCGGTATGGTATATCAGGGAATGAAAATCACCCTGGGCACCGTGGCCAGGTTCTACCTGATGAGCCTTTTGAATAAAGGCACAATCACTCAGGAGGAGTATGATAAAATGGTGAGTAAATAATACACGGATTTATAAAGTCAAAAAAATAGCGTATGTTATACGAAGCTAAACAAGGGACAAAAGCCTACGAATACATTAAGGGTATTCTTGAAACTGAAGAAAAAGAATACCAGGCCTACATGAAGAGAGTGGATGAAGCCGTTGGCTTCAAGTTTGAGAAGTGGCAAGGTTATCAACCTAACAGCAGTCTGCTGCGAGAGTATCTGATAACCGCCATCTGGGTACCATCTGAGCGTTTCGACACATTGGATGAAAAGGCATGGAGAAAGATAGATAGCCGAATGTTTGAGGATGGTCATTACGTAGCAATAAAGCCAAACAAGCGTTGCAAGCAGGGTAAGGCTATCGCTGCAGTTCTTGCCTCCTACAAGGCTGTCACCAGCCATTTCGATATATTGAAGGAACTTGGTGTAAGCATCGGCAAAGTTGGTGCTTTCTCCATCACTCAGCTTCTTCGCTGCAATGACCGTTACTTTGCCTTCTTCGATGATAGCATCCGAGCCGAGAAGAAGAATCGTGATTTCACGGAAATCACGATTGGTGAATATGAGGATCTTATTAATAGTGATAAAGAAGGATAATCGTATGAAGATAAATATGAATCATGTAAAGGAGAAGATAGCAGGCTTTATTTTTGATCTTATCATAGAATCGGGCAGTAAGTCTAAATTCTTCCGTAAGTACACCAACCATCGCTTCCGTAAGCAGTACGAACGATGGGAGGGTAATTCCGCTTATAGGATATACAAACGCAACAACGATTTGGAAAAAGAGATAAGCGAGCTGCGTGGAGAGATCAATACTTTGAAGCGTAGACTTCGTGTGGCTTATAATAAAATAAAAGTCGTAGCTACGGAGTACCCTAAAAACATCCCGTGTCCTCACGGAGAAAAGGATGAGATAAACCATGACCCTGTCAGAACAGATTCCATTGAATGCTGGTGCTGCCCAGGTTTCGTAGACAGAATACCCGAAAATGGTACCATCATCTGCTGGAATAAGAATTTTGAACAGAGTGAGGATTTAGAAGATAAAGAAGAATAACGAAGAGTAATAATCAGTAACAAAGAAATTAATAGAAAAAGATATGGTAAAGAATAACGATTATCTTGTAAAAGCAAAAGACTATCTAGCCGCAATGAAGACTATGTATAATCTAGAGCAGTTGACAGATGGGGTCCGCCCTGACAAATACAAGTACATCTGCCAAAAGTATGGTATTGATGAGAACGAAGCCATGAACATGTATTCTGTTCTTCAGAAGATGAAGAAGGAGTATTACATGGTGAACTATAAAGACTCGGCAGCCTTGGAGCGCGTCTTGGCTATCGCCGAGGAAGCCTATGTTACCTACAAGCATGAACGTGTTGATTTTTATGTAGAGCTACACTCCCCTGAAACAAGATACAAGCATATTCTTGTAAGTTTTCGCAAACCAGGCGAAAAGTTGCTTCAACAGGAGTTCAATATAACAGACCCGAAAACTTTTCCAGCTGTCACCGATATGATGAATAGCGGCTTCGAGATTGCCGGTATTTCACGACAGGCAGACGAGATAGAAAGTACAAAGTACGATGGAGTCGATGACAATAGAAGGATTTACATCCCTATTTATGATGGCGACGTGCTTCTCTGCTACTTGGAGAATCCTGACAGTATTTTCTCTCACCATAAAGAATGTGGTCTATATCTTTGCCATGCTGGTGTTTATCATCGCCTCGTCTATACTCCTGGCAAGGGGTACGTAAGACATCATGAGCCAGATGAGGATGAAGATTTCGAGTTGGATATTAGCGAAGAGTCTTTCAGTCAGTACGTCTTGACATTATCTAAGAGATTTCGCAAGTTGGGTAACATCCATTCCGGTATCGATTTCCTAATGGAAGAAGATAACAAGAAAAAGAATAGCGTATGATAAAGCAAGAATTATTAGAGTCTCGTGCTTTTCAGAAAGCGGGAGACGAAGCGAAGTTCTTTTTCTTGCCGCTTCCCTATCGAGGAAGCAAACTTTTCGGTAGCCGTCTCTCAACTCCGCTAACCGTATCTCACGAAAAAGGTCTTATTTATTTCGACAGGCGAGGAAATCCGATAACGAAAAAGGAGTTGCTATCGAATGACGACTTCTTGAAAGTAGAAGGCTGGTACACTCTTTCTGTCATATATGCTGGCTGGTACTATCCAACTGGAGATAGTCATGCAAGACTTAAAAGAAACGGCGATATAGAAATTAAGGAGGTAAGAAGAAGGACTGTAAAGGTAGCGTATGAATTATGAAATAAAAAAGATTTATGAATCAAAACAAAAAGAAAATGATGAAAAGTAAATTGAAGTATTATGCCCAGGTTATCGGTGTTAACCTGTTGGCAGCATTGGTACCTATCCTTGCCGTTATCCTTATCTATGGTATCGGCAAGCTGAAGAATATTTATACCAACCCTTATGTTATATCTCAGGAGATATACGATTGCTGCCTGTGGGCAATGATCGTTGTGCTGGCTGGGTTCTCTGTAGGTTTTTGGCTCCTTTCTTGGGCTGATAACTGGCGAAAGTCAAAGCTCAGTGGCCTAAAAATTAAAAATGAGTTCGATGAATTAGGAGTACGTGTTGTCGTAAAAACGAATCCTAACGAGGAGAGAACGGAGCAGACGGACTCACCTGCATCTGAGGATTCCGTGTATGAGGATATTTCCGGACTGACGGTTAAGGAGATTTGGGAACTATATAAAGGACGTGAGATAGACCTTTTAGCTGGTAAGATTTTTATTGCCGGTTACGACGAAGAGTCTAGCCTTGTTGTTGTCGGCACTAAGTTACCTCAAAGCATAAGTTATGACGAGATGGTAGAAAGTATGGCTAGTAAAGATCCCAATAAGTGGCATGTAGAAAAAGGCTATGCAAATTACGGGGCGCTTTCTACTAAATATATTCATATTTATAAAAATAGACATCAATAGATATAGTAGCTTATGACAACAGCAGAAGAGGCAAGAAGAAAAACCCTTAACGCTATCAAGGTAAAATATCAAGACAATCTCGAATTGATAGACAAAATAATCGGTCGTGCTTGTGAAGAGTTAAAGTTCGAAGATACTGTGACCTTCGAGAGTGACGAAGACAGAAGTATCGTAAGGTTATATCTAGATGAACTCGGTTATGAAACCTGGTGTGGGGTTGGTGGTGAGTATAAGTTAACTATCTCATGGCGACATGAAAAAGGTAATAAAAAATAGTTATGGAAAAGAATTATTTGTTTGATGTTGATGGCTTGCTGGAGGTGCTGCAAGCCATCAAAGAGGGGCGACCGGTAATGTATCTGGACGAAAAACTCTCATGGCAAGACTTCGATCCATTCACTTGCGATATAGACACCAAGAACTGCGTATATCGTGTCAAATCTAACGTGTATGGTGAGGATGTTGGTTCTGTAGTTGTTTCCCCCGAATCCCTTCAAGAGGATAGAATCTATTTTTTGCAAAGTAAGGATCACTTTAATACGAGCAAAGGCTTTATTTGTGTAAAACTTAATCTGTGGCAGGAAAATAAGAATGTATTCTTACATTTCTTTTGGGAAAGTGATGGCGTTTGTAGGCTTCTTAGGGTGTGCGACCCTAATGTGGATGAATGTCACAGCGAGCCGTCTTATGGCTTTGCTAATGTTATCGGTTCCAATCTCTCCATCAATCATTTTGATGATTTTTACATCTTTCAGCCATCTCAGTCACAAGTTAAGATGTTAGAGAAAAAACTGCGAGAGATAGGCTATGAATTTAAAAACGGAGATATGACAAAGCTTAATGGGAACAAAGCGTAAACAAACCCTCCTTACCAAGGAGCAGGTGTCAGAGCAGCTTCTTCAGCAGTATTTGCGCGGCTGGAAATCGAACCCTACGTATATCGTAGAAAACCTATACGTGTTCGACTGGGAGAGTGATATGCTCATCAAGACCCGAAGCGGATATTGGTATGAGGTGGAGTGCAAAATCTCTCTTGCTGATTTTAAAAACGATTTCTCGCATAAGTGGCAGAAGCATGAACTGCTGAAGACAGGGGAGTGGCACTCTCTTACTTTCGTGCGTAGAGAAACAGAAGAGAAATCCTTATCGAAGTATGAGGCATTCCCTGGTTATCATATAGAGAAGACTGGCAATGCTTGGAATATCTACTGCAAAAGTCAGGATGTATCAAAAAGAGAGCATCGCCGCCCGAACTATTTCTACTATTGCGTACCTTGGTACCTTAGTGGAAAAGTATTTCCTCTCCTTCCTGATTATGCTGGACTGATAGTCCTAACAGAGAATGGCAGACTGAATGAGGTGAAACGAGCGCCATGCCTGCATAAGCAAAAGTACACCAACGAGGAGTTAAAGTTGTGTGATAAGTTCTATTATGCCTACCGCAACTGGAAGGAGAACGTAGAGCGCCATCAGCCTACCGCAGAAATCAAGCGCCTGAAAGATGAAATTGCTTTCCTAAAGGCAGAATACAAAGCAGTAGCCGGATGTGATATTAAAGACGCATTTTATGATTAAAAGATTTATAGATTATGGAAAAGATTGAATTTACAAAGGAACAGATAGAAAAGATAGCTGAAGACATCAGCGTTATCTGCTTCCGTTCTAACTCGGAGGCAAAGAAGTTTTTGCTTATGGAATATCCGAAGGTTAAAGACGTGTTTGGCAACTCATGTATCTGGGATAAGCCTATCTATAATAAGGAACACCCAAAGGAAGTGAAAAGCGTGCTGCCTAGTTTTGAGGCAGTGCATACTTTCGGCTCATCAGCTTTATTCAAACCGACTCTTGCTGAGATTATCCAGGCTTGCCCTATCAACCTTCTTGGAAACTTTAACGCTGTCACTATCCATTATAATGGTTTCATAGAGGATGCTTCCAAGCATAAGAGCATCGTAAATCCTTACGTGATTTGCGAGAAGAAGAAGCCATTCGTTCCTTGTTTCAGTGATGAAGAGGAGAAGAAGCTGCATCCTTCGCCATTGAAGATAGGCGACCTTGTAGGCACTATCATCGATGAGTTCTGTCAGGTAAGCATTGATGTTATTCTTCCCGATACCCGCAACATTCAGACCTTATTTGAGGGGCCGATGAATGAAGTCCCCGAGAAGTACCTGGATAAGCATTTCCGTCCGATAGAGATTATCAAGGATTGCGAAGATAAGATTCATCTGATTATAAATTAATGATTTTAAATAGGTATAAAAAATGAGTTTATATACAAAAGAAGAAAAGAAAAAATCCCTTTGGAACCCTATTACCGATGAGGATTTCACCATTGACTTCAGTAAGCCGTTTATTGTTTATTGCGATGATGCTTCTCTCTTTATCGTGAAAGATTTTGCAGATATGTTTAACTATCTGGATGAAGATCGATTCTACGATGTCAAGGCGCAAACCTTGTCTGAAGAAGGCAAGGAGAAATTTCGAGAATACTATTGTGGATATATGTATCTCGACGAGGATTTCTACCATGCGATAGATTGGGCGAAGGGCGAATGTATCGAGGACGTAAAAGGCGACCGAGAGAAACCTAATTTGTTCGTAATGTACGAATCGGGTCCGAAGGTGTTTGACCATTTCGATTTCGGTCCGAGCGGTACTCCGGCATACGGCGGGGCGCTGTTACTGCGCAGAGAGTTCGCTGCAAGATACCCCGAATTATGCCACGTAGAGTATATCGTTAATCTGGACTGGGTTTCAGAAACCCAGCTCAGTGCTTTGTTCAGAGCGCCTCTTGATAAGCCTAAAACCGCTTACGTAGTAACATCTGGCGAGTATAGTGACTATCGTGTTGATGGCGTGTTCTCTGACAAAGAGAAAGCTGATTCGTTTGTTAAAAAAGCCGAGGATAGAACTATAGAGAAATATAATATTGATGATGAGGAGCAGCTTCGAAAGGAATACTGGTATGAAATTTCTATCAGAATAGATAACTCTTCAAAAGCAAAGAATCTTTCTGTCAATGATTTAAGTCAGTCGGGTCAGTTTTTTGATGCTGTAAGGTTTCTATCTGGAGAAGGTATAGGCAGTTGTTTTTACTTTTACCTGAAAGCTATCGATCGTGATAAGGCAAAAGCTATAGCTTTGGAGCGTTTTCATGCTCTATTGGCAGTAGAGTCTTCTCATTTCCCTATGTTAAGATGGACGCGTGACATAAGTCCTCATTATGGTCCTAGTGGTTTGCAAGAAGGTCTCGTATTCGGTTATTTCGATTATAAGGCTTATTTGGATTCTGATTATAGAGGGGAGAAAATACAAGACCTGTTTATGAAGATTAAAGATTCTTTGCCTATTCCATTAACCGAAGAGGATAAAATCGACTGGCAGAATCTTACAGAGGATGCTTGCCTGCAGCTTATGAATAATCATGGTCTGAAGATAGAACCAAGAAAGGATTTACCTTTAGAGTTTATTTGATTAGCCAGTGACTTTAAGGATTTATAAAAAAGAATATATTATGATACAGATTCAAGATTGGGAGTCATCCCAAAAAATTGTTGTCGTAGATGAAAATCATCACGGCACCGTACAGGTGGAGGTACCGAAGCCTGGACCTTACAAAGACGAGTATTACCAGTATGCAGATTGTGCCATCTATAACCTTTGGGTAGATGAGAATTTCCGCAAGCAGGGAACGGCTCGCCTCCTGATAGAGACCGCAGAGCGGGAAGCCAAGAAACTGGGCTGCAAGTCGGTGCAGCTGGAGTGGGATGATAAAGGCAGCAAGCCTTTCGTCCTCGCATGGTATAAGCGCCTTGGCTATCGTGTAATGGCAAGGAATGAAAATGGCCGTCTGCTGCTGGTAAAGGAACTTTGAAAGGTAAAAAGGTAAAAAGACAAAAAGGTAAAAAGAACCTTAACCGCTTTGCGCCTCCGTTCCAAGCGATCCTATCGCTGGTCCTTACCCCGCTAGGCTTTTTTTACCTTTTTTACTTTTTTACCTTTCTTGTCCTGCCCATCAAAAAATAAAGTATTACCTTTGCAAACAGAAAAAGAAAGATTATAGCGTATGAATAAAATAGAGGAGCAGATAATGCTGCAACAGTTCAAGTCTGTCTATTGGCTGATGGTAGATTCTTCCGGTAAGATGGACTTTGCAAATAAAACGCTATGGGATGAGATTACTGATCTCGACCAGAATAGTGGCGATTACCAGGAAGTGGTGGTGGAAATCTATTTCACCGATGGCAGGTTTATCAAACTGCATAACCGCAGTTTTGAATCGCTCATAAATAATTCCTATTCCGGTGATGACATTCAACTACTGCAGATGGATGATGAAAAACTTCTCGATGCAGCAGTAGAACATGGCGTATGTATCTATGATGTTTACCATCCGATGGTTCGCATTAAGTATGATGATCCGGAAACAGGAAGAACGGAAACCGAATTCCCTATATCCTCCGTGGTCCGCATATCCCATTACAGTAAAAAAGTGAAGTGGAGAGAGAGATGGAGAAAGCTGGGTCCGGAAATGGGGAAGTTGCATGAATGTATGTTCCGTAACTTTCGCGAAAAATATCTCAGAGATCATCCTGAGATTAAAGAATAGATTCTTCTAATGTTTTATCACAATATGCTTAACGTAAATAGTTATGATTATTTTAATTTTTTGAATTTGTTTAGTTATAAAAGTTAGTCCGAGTTCCTCCGTTGTGAAACGCGGGGGCTTTTTTCTTCATTAATTAGTTCTCATGGATTAAAAGTAAAAATTGTTTTAAGGTAAAGTTTGTTAATAATAAGAGGGGCGGCTGTCGTGATGACACCCGCCCCTCTGCTCTTAATATTGAATGTTTTTATCAATGTTGAATGTTGAATTACCTCTCGGAGTAAAGCCTCCGTTCCTAGCGATTCCATCGCTGGTTTATCTCAATGGCGTATGCTTAATTCAACATTCAACACTCAGCATTCAACATTTAGTTATACGTTCCTTCCGTCCGGCAGTACGAACCAGCCGATATTTCCTCGCCAGAACTTGCAGCCAAGATATAATGAGTCGAAGGCATCGGTGAAGTCCGTTCTCTGCTGCAACGGCAGGTTGTCTTCCGTCTCCGCTTTCTTCTCCTGACTTTTATCCTTTCTGAATCCCTGATAGCCGATGCTCACTTCACAGAGCTGCATGGCGATAATCAAATCAGGATTCTGTGTCTGGTTGATACGGATAGCAGGATATTCGATACCGGCAAGAGCATTATTGATGATACGATGCTTCACTTCGTGCTTCTCCGGCACACCCATATCTATGGCCGTCACGTTCCAGCCATTGCGCTCTAGTTCCTTAATCACTGCCTGGTAGAATCGCTCATCGGTCAGTGCATACGATGCACCCTGCTTGGCGGTGGCATCGTAGAAGTAAACCACGTCTCTGTTCACGGCTCTCTTTGGAGCATAGTAATGCGAGAAATCATCTACCAGTTCACGCAGCTTGCGCTCGTTCTTCACGTAGAAACTCTTGATAACATTCACTGCCTCCAATCCGTCACGCTGATATACCTGACCTACCACCAGGGTATTGATATTGGCGTTATAGTCAAATGCGAGATAGAGAGGAAGGTCGTTCACGCAGTCGGCATCCATACGGCAGTCGTTTCTCTCGGACAGTTCCTTCAAATCCGGCTGATAACTTTCTGACGTAATCTTCTTGCCACCGATGATACCCGTAGCCTTCTGGGTGCTCCAGTTGGCTTGCGAAAGGGGATCAACATCCACTATATAACCGTGAACATGATCTATATCCAGGTTAGAATAGAAACCATCGTTCGATTTCTTGATTTTCACGTTCAAAATACTGACCATGAAGGTGTAATTAGGCAAATCTCGCTTCATGGTTCGGATGTAGTCTTCAGTAAGAAGGTCCACATTGTCGAGGGTAGAAGCACGGCGAACGAGGAAAGCCGAACGGCGAAGCTCTCTCAGATAGTCATCCCGAAACTTATCCGCCTTGTTAAACATCTGCATTTCCCACCATTCTTCTTCCGTAAACAGATATTCGTAATCATAGATGAGTTCCGCATCTGCTGCATCCACCAGTTTATAGTTTACCGCCATATCCACCATGTTTTTTGTGAGCTGATTGCCATGGTTAGGCAGAATCTTAAACTGCCCCTCGTGCTTAATCATCTTGAGGGCGATGGCGCGCACCATCAATCTCAAATCGTGTGGCACGGCATGAGGGGTATGTCCGGTCTTCTTGGCATTATAGATAAGGTCGTTGTAGCGGATAATCTTGTTGGCATAGTCTTCCAACTGCTCCTGCACCCATCGGTAAGTCTTGCCTTGAAATTTACCTGATTCTATCGTAAGGTCAAGCTTCTCCTCCTCACGCTCCAGCCAACTGCCCTTGGTAGTAAGCGAAGCATCAGATAGGAATCTTGTCGATTTATAGAGCGGATTGTAATCAGTAAAGTTGATGTTGCCTAAAGGGTGAGTCTGGCCTGATAACGCCGGCATCAACTCATCGGTCACTTTCTTGTAAGGGAAGAACCTGGCTTCGTCACCTACCATCGCGGAAAAAGTGTAAGAGTTGGCGCTTGCGGTTTGCGAGAGGGAGATAAGTACCCACTGGGCACCATTGGCAAACCAAATAATATTGTCATAGCTTTTCGGCTTAAAGATAGCCTCACGAGCGTGCTTCGGTGGCCGTCCCCAACCGAAATGAATGCCCTGCGTAAAGCCGAACATTCGTTCCATGGCAGCCATGGTACCAGGAATAGTCTTGCCGAATCCTTGCTGTCGTGATACGGCTACCCAGGCTCCCAGCATACCGGGCATGGAGTTAGAAGCCATCCAGACGTAGGGAGCCACAAGACCGTCGGTTTTACCCACACGTCTTGCGGCAATCACCCTTTCGTCCTTCGCAGCCATATACAATGACTGCTGCTGGAATTTGGTTAGGTATATCAGATGTGGTTGTTGCATAATAATAAAAATGTTATCCTGAATGTATGTTGATTTAGCCGCGTCCTTGCGTCCGTTAGGCGTTCCTGCGGATTTGAAATCCGCAGATATGCCAGGTCTTTTTTACAGTCTTAGAGAAATTTTGCGGGCTGGGAATCATCGATTAGCTTGCGTGTTTCTTTGGCACACTCTGCCACGCATCTCTCGACTGCCTCGGTGATGTCTTGAATTTGATCCTCACGCATATTGCCGTATTTATCGCAAGTGTCGTTTATTATTTTGTAGAGAACCTGATTTTGTAAAGCCTCCATATAATCTACGTACTCCTTGCAAGTACTGCGCCGAGGTGCCTGCACCCATTTAAGAAAGTCCTGTTTCCAGTCTTTCCATGTTTTGATTTTTATTACTATCATTGTTGCTTACATTTTAAATTGTCGTTTCAAGAATGGGTTATTCTTTATGAGTTCTATTATTTCTTTTTCAGAGTGTATTCCCTCCCAGAAGAGTTCGGTATGGTTTCCAACTCTGTCTTCATCTACAGAGAAAGGTACACCGTAGTTGGTATAGGTTTCGCCGTGATGTTGAATCAGGTGGCGACCTGGGTTTTTCTGGATGTTTTCTATCCAGACTGCATTATCACACTCGTTCCATTTATCATACTCTTCTCCTGTCAGTGTCATATCAATACCGATAGGGTAGTGACCTGAACACCCATTTGTTCCGAAATAAATAATCTTTGCCATAATTTCGAAGATTTAAAATAATGATAGCTGAATAGCTCTATTGCCTCGCTCCTTCTGATGTTTTGGAACATAGATGCGTTCCGTTACGAGATTATTAGCCGTAGCTGATAGGGTAGAGCGATAAGAGAACTCTTCGATGCAGTCGAAGCGATCATCAGGCATCTGATAGGAAGATATGAAAACGGGTTGTGTCTGATGCTCGCACCAATCGTAGAACCATTCGTAGTCGAAACCTCCTGAATCTTTTTCGAGGTAGCCATCTGTCCCTTCGTAGGGTATATCGCAGTAGATTACGCTATCTTTTGGGATTTCGACCTTGGCATAATCAAGCACACTTGATGTGATGTTTGAAAATTGCCCCCCCCGAATTTCTCGGCAGGGATAGCTGTCGTTCCCTGTATTGCAATCTGTGCAATGCAGTTGCGTCCTTCTCCTGATTGAAGTTCGCCTGGGCGTTTGTATTTTTTTTTTTGAAAGATGGCTCTTGTGTTCCATCTTTCCGCATTCTCCAGTCTGATTTTTTTTGCTGTAAGCCTCTGTGATCTGCAATATCGATGATTCTGCCCCCCCTCAAATGATTGTTGCCGGACGTGACCGAACTGGCTGAAATATCTCTTTACTGCCGCATATCTGCGCTGAATATCGCTGATAGGCTCAATGAAAGATAAATCATAGCCAAGGTCTTTTCCAAGAGAGTAATCACGAAAGAATATTGCATAATGGATAGCCTTCTTCAAAGGCTCGATTTCCTTAGAATAAAGATAATTTTGCATATTGTTTCCAAATGACCAGACCACCGCCACGTATGGATCGGTATCTTTCAGTCTGAAGAAATCCTCTCTACTTATCCATCTTGTCTCGTTCTGATATTTGCCATTCAGCGCATCAATGAATAGAGTAGGGCACATCCAGTTTATATCATTAATATGGATATGCTCATACTTGTTTCTCAATAATGCCGCATGGCTCACCGCACAACCACCGCAGAATAAATCTATCAGGTGTGTTCGTTTAGGCAGAAGGCTCACAATCCTCTCTGCCAGTTTGTTTTTACTTCCCTTATAGGGCAATCCGTATTTCATATCTTCCTCTATAAACTATTATCTATAAATTGTTAACTATCTCAACTTCCCTACGTGCCATTTCGAGCACACCTTGCACTGATAAGCCGTATATCCGGCAGCCACGATTTTAGGGTGCAGTTTCAGAAACTCGCAGGCTTCATCCTCGCTCTCGTAGGTGACCTTGGCTTTCCAGCCGTGGCTGCTTTTCCTCGTCCAGTGTTCCGGATCAGGACGGAAGGGAGGAATTTTGTTGGGATGATGATTTCCGTATCGCTTACTCATCGGCTGGTTCCTCCTTCATCTCTTTAGCCTGTTTGTCAGCCTCCTTCTCTTCCATCACCTCTTCCATGTAGTCGAAGTAATCAGGAGCTTTCTCCGGAGTAGCATTCAAGCTCTCCTCATCGGCTATCTGCTGCATATCCTTCACCGTAAGACCATACTTGCGCGCCATCTTGCGCTTGTATTCATCGGTATAGTTGATGCGGTCGTGCTTCACGATGCTTACATCCTGGGTAATGGCAATGCGGCTCATATCCGGCATTTCGTCCGTAGCATCCTTATCCTCCACGAAGTTACCATATACATTAGCCAGCGCCTGCATACCCTTATCCACTGCACGGTCGTTGTTCTGCTGCTTGCCAGTGCGGATGAGCCATTCAGCGCTGCTCAGATACATCGCCTTGTGGCGGGGACTTTCGTCGGTCTGAAAGAAACGGATGATATGATTGCATACCGCCACATCATTATTCAGTTCCGTAACCGTGCGGGGTTTTATATTGCCTTCCTCGTCAATATCAATATGCAGCGCCATCACCATTTCCTGCGCCTCCTTGTTGCCCTGTCCTGCCTGACTTACGAAGAGTGTATAATCTCGCCGTGCGATATTGCGGCAGGTGGTACGAGGGTCTATATCGTTGTTTTGCACCCATCGCTTGTAGAACTCAGCACAAATCTGCATGCGGTACCGCTGTTCCAGTTTTGGGAACATCGTCTCCATGCTGAGACCATTGGATAGCCATTTATCTATCCTCTGCAGGGTGTTCTGTGTTAATTGGCTCATCTCTTTTTGAATGTTGAATGTTAAATGTTAAATGTTAACTTGGTGTGGTATCGAAACCCGAAATTCGTTATATTCGTTTTATTCGTGTTCAAAAACCCCGAACCCCCGGAAGGTTATATGGTAAGGTCGATACCAAACTGTTCTTCCAGAAACTTCTTGAAATCCAGTTTACCGAATAGTGTGCCGTTCGCCTTTTCCCAATCTTTATTGTTGGAATAGAATACATCACGCGTAAACCATTCGTAAACGTTATCATATCTGCTTACTGCCGGTGAGTCAGGATGCGTATCTAAGAATTTCTGTCCCGCCCTCAGATAAGCCTTGGCTATGCGCGGATGCTTCTGAAACTCGATAAGGCGCTTGCGTCTTGAAGCCAGGGGACAGCACATGCAGCCGAGTCTTCGGGTAACGTCGATTTGCCCCCCCATATCATAGTAGAGTGGAGCCAGCTTCAAACCTCTATCAAGAATGAAATCCCTTACGTCTTCATCAGTCCACTCTAAGATAGGGTAAATCTGCTCCACATGGTTCTCTTCTTTCTTTGCGCCAAAATATCGGCACTCGGTAGGCTCGTTATATCTTTCCTTTCTCGCTCTGCTTTCCGCTTTGCGCACACCGATAACGGTTTTATCGAGGATTTTATATTCCTTCAGAACTTCACAGCAGAAACGGCTAAAGCGATTAGGAAACCCTTTCTTTGCAATAAGCTGAAAGAAATTTTCTTTAGGTCTGATAATCTCCACACCCATCTCTTTCACGTGGGCGATAGTGCCAGGTGGGTCGATGGTCGTGTTCTTGTATATCGCCCTGTATCTGATACCAGCTTCCCTTGCAAGCTGCAGGATCACATCACTATCCTTGCCGCCAGAATAAGCCAGTTCTATCTCTCCATCGTACCTTTTCTGTACGCTTTGCAGGAGGCGGATAGACTGATCTATCTTTTTCTGTAATTGTTCATTAATCATTTTTGCGCCTTTTTATTTATTTTATCTGCCCACAAAATTACGAAATAACCCCTAAATGGTTGGGACAAGAAAATCCTTTTGTCCCCACCTCTCAATAAAAAACAGATACCTTTGCAATAGTATTAAGACAACATAGGATAACATTAAAAAGAAAAAAGAAATGCAAAGTTTAATTCCAACTCTTACGAGGTTTCTTGCAGCCATCATTGGCTTAGCCTGGTGTACCCTGGAACCATCTCTTGACTACATCGCCGTATGCTTCTTCGCCCTCATTTGCGATTGCTATACGGCGTGGCGGTGCAACTGCCGCATCTATTCCCGCTATCGGGAGGTCATCAAAAAAGACCCTCGATGTAAAATCGACGGGAAACTGAAATCTAAGAAAATGGCAAAGATGGTGAAGGATTTCTCCGTCCTCATCCTTGCGATATTTCTGGCTACGATGGTAGATACCGTCATACTCGATTTTCAGAACCCTCTCCATCTCGCCAACTATCTTGCCGCTATTTATTGTGGCGTGCAGCTCGTGAGTATTCTCGAAAACGAGAGTACCTGTAATGGGGCACCCTGGGCAAGAGTGATGCAGAAGATTGTAGCCGATAAAACCGAAAGGCACTTCAACGTGAAGCTGAAAGACTTGATGAAAGAGGAAGAGGAGGACAGTGAGAAAGAAGAGGTAAAGGGTAAGGCAGATACAGATAATGCAGCCAAGCCGGATAATGGTGCAGATAAAGATGAGTGGATTCCGCAGAAAGGGGCTGGCGACGACTATGATGTATGATGTGCCAACAACTCTTAATTTCTGTACGCTATCAGTTAATAATGTGTTAAAACCCATTTGAATTATGACAATATCAAATGTTTTGGAGCATTGGGCTACGATATATAAGCCCTTATCCCATAACCCGACAAGCAAGAAGCTGGAAGAACAGAGTTTCTTCCGCATCCGTGATATTGACGAGGAAAATATCTTTTCCCGCAACGCCAATATCATTCACTCTCCCTGCATGCTCTATCGTGTAGTGAACTCCGGAGAGCTAAAATCGGATAAGCAAGCCCTGATTACCTATCAGGTTTGCTTCCTTATCCGACTGAAAGATTCCTCTGCTACGTTGGGCAGATATGATGGCAGCAAATTGCAGGCTGCATCGGATGACCTGATGGAGTATTGCGAAGACCTCGCCTCTTATCTCACTCAGCTTCGCCGCACAGGTATCTGTCCTATCACGGGCAGAAACTTCAAGACGGAGGAGCCTAAGTTGGGCATCGAGTTATCATCCATTGATATAGAGAGTTTCGCCTATGGTGTAAACCCTCTCTTCCGTGGACCGAGCTGGCTCCTTGCCGATTGCTATTGGCAAGCCATCCGTCCGCTCTATAATTTCCAATGCGGGAAAGAGCAGAAATACATCATTCCTGCATCAACAGAAGACGGAAAGGAGGAATAAGCCATGCCTATCAGAACCCAACCTATCAAGTCGCCCTTTGCGCCCCTGAAAGAGGTGGCAGGTGTATATCTGAAACAAGCTCTTCTTGATATAGAAGTCAACTTCAATACCCAGAAGATTTATCCGGTAGAAGTATATCGTGGCTACGAGAAGGTAAACAAATACCGCGAGGAACACGGCATGTGGTACTCTACGGGTGAAGGTAAGAAATCCTTTGAGGGTACGGTATATCAGGCTGATGAAAAGACGGGTAATCTGATGGTAGGAATCCGCTATAACGATTATCTCCGCTATGTGGATATTGGTGTAGGTTTGACGGGTGATCCTCGTGACCCTGCAGCCCATATCACTGCCGATAAGGTGGACCGCTCGAAGAAAGCCAAGTTCAAAACCCGATATATCGGCAAATGGGATAGAAGGGCTGGTAAATCTCACCGCCCTGCCATCATGCGCACGGTGAGAAGACTGAAAACGAGATACGAGAATCATCTTGCCGATTACTACGGCTATCAAGGCTTGTTGCAGATAATGAACGCCCTGGAAGGCAAAGACGAGTAACCCCTCTCGCTCCCGTTCCCGGCGATTCCATCGCCGGTCTCATATCCCCCAAAAATAAACATTAAAAATAAAAAGCAATGGCAAAGAATAAAACAGAGGCTATCATCACGCTCAATGGCCAGCAACCGCTCCAGGTATTGAAGCAGTTGCAGGAGGCAGCAGCGGGTATATCCGAGCAGATAGATGCGGCTCAGGCAAAGCTGAAAACCCTGAAGCCGAACACTGACCCATACAAAGCGCTCGATGCCACCATCAAGGATTTGAAGAAGCAGTATGATTTGCTGGCTTCTGCACAGATTAAGGATATAACTGCCAATGAGCGCTTGCAGAGCGTAGTAAACCAGCTTAGTAGTACTTCTCTTCGCAACTTGCGCCGTGCGTTGGGCGATGGCAAGCGTCAGCTCGAAGGGTTGTCAGAGGCAGAAATGGATCAGGCTAACTCCATCCGCTCAATGATGAAGGAAGTAGGCGACCAGGTGCGCTTGCTGGAAGGCAAATATGTGAAGATTGAAAAAGGACTGAAGAATATAAGCATTCAGTCCGACCAATGGCTGAGTAAGGCCATAACGCAGCAGAGAGACCTTGTGGCTTCACTCGAAAAGACAGATGCCAGCTATCTCAAGAATCACGCCACATTGAAGCAGTTGGAGAGAGAGGAGGATAGACGTAATGGCAAGCTGACTACACCGGAGGCTATGACTGTGGTGCAAGACCGAACATCTACTGCCTCCGAACTTCGCCGCGCTAAGACTTCTATTACTCTGGCGAGGGATAATGTAGATACATCTGATACTGCTCAGATAAAAGCCTATAATGATGCCCTCGCTACCATCGAGAAGCGCCTGGAGGCGGTTTCCGGTAAGGCTCAGAAGGCTTCTATGGATTCTATTCAGCTCCTCAAAATTCTGAGTAACCCTAACGGTCATCCTGCGGAAGATATTAAGGCAGCAATGGATGTTATTCAGAAACAGATTCAGAAGTTGCCTGTGGGTTCGCAGGAGGTAGCAAAGCTCCGTCAGCAGTATGCTATGTTGGAGAAAGCCCTGAAAGGTACCTATCTTTCGCATAGCCAGCTTAATGATGTTATCGAGAGAGGAAGAAAGGGCAAGGCTTCTGTCAACGAGTTGAAACAGGCTTACAATCAGCTTTCCGAAGAGTTGAATCAGTTAAACACCAAAAGCAAGGAGTTTAACGAGAAGCAGAAAGATCTGAAGGATTTAAAGAAGAACATCGATAATGCCACTGGTGCTATAAGCAAGCATGGTAATTCCTGGCAGACGGCAGTGAAGACTCTTACGGCATACGTGGGTTTATTCGGAGTATTCAATGCGATCAAAGATACAGTTACTTCTGCTATCAAGAAGAACTTTGAATACTCTTCTTCTTTGACGGATATTCGTAAGGTGTCCGGACTCACGATGCAGGATGTCAACAAACTGTCTGAGGAGTTAGCTAAGATAGACACCCGTACTTCTATTGATGGCCTGGCTCAACTTGCCTACGAGGGCGCAAAACTCGGTATGGATAAGTATGGCGTGGATGGTATGGCTCAGTTTGTTAAAGCCGCTGATAAGATTAATGTAGCTATCGGTGAGGAAATGGGAGAAGAAGCGCTCCCGGCTCTTTCTAAGATGGTGGAGACGATGGGTCTTATCCCGAAGATGGGTATCGAAAAAGCGATGCTTGCTACGGGTTCGGCTATGTTCAAGTTGTCTTCTACATCTACTTCTACATCTACCAATATTGTAGAGTTTGCCAAGAGATTGACCGGTGTGAGCCGTACTGCAGGTATCACTGCTGACCAGTTGTTGGCACTCGGTTCTGCATCCGACTCTCTCTTCCTGATGCCGGAGGTGAGTGCTACGGCGATGTCTAAATTCATTGTAGCCTTGCAGAAGAACCATAACCTTATCGAGAAGGATTTGGGCATTCAGCAGGGTACCATCAAGAACATGTATGCTGCCGGGCACGCCATGGATGCCATCGTTCTTGTATTGGAGAAGATGCGTGATAAGGGCAATATGAATGCTCTTGGTGACATCTTTAAAGACGTTGGTTCTGACGGACAAAGACTTATTACTTCTATGGTAACTATGTCTAAGAACGTAGATGTGCTGAAGGATCATCTTTATGAGTCTAAGGAGGCATTCGAGGAGGCGACGGCTGTAACCAATGAGTACACTATGCAGCAGCAGTCTGCAGCAGGTATATTGGATAGAGCTAATAACCTTTGGGAGAAGGCGTTTGTCAACCCTGATGGCGTGGAGAGTGTAAAGGCTATGGCGGAAGCCTGGTACGATATGTCGCAGATGATCTTGCAAAGTCCGGTGTTCAAGAATACGCTTCTGGCAGCCCTGTGGAGCGTGATTACCGCCTGCAAGGTTTTTATAGCTCTTCTTCCTCTTATTGTAAATTATTTTGCTGCTCTGGGTGTCTATAAAACCGTTTCGTTTCTTTGGGAATTAGGCAAGGCTTTAAAAGCTGCGGCAGCTGCGCAAACTTTGTTTAATTCAGCAGCCAAGGTAAATCCTTATGTAGCTATTGCAAGTGCGATTCTCACCGCTGTAGGAGTGGTATGGTCTTTTGCGGAAGCGAACAGAGAGGCTGCTGCTGCGGAAGCAGAGGCAGTACGTAAAGCTAATGCGTGGAAAGATAAGTTGAAGGAGGCGCAATCTCAGACTGATACTCTTACCCGCAAACTCCACTCTTACAAAACTACGCTCGAAGCCCTTAATGTATCGCAGAATGCTCGAAATACGCAGATAGCTCGATTTAATCGTGATTTCCGTCAATATATCTCTAAGTTGGGTATCGAAATCAAGAGCGTGAGCGATTTGAAGAAGCATTATTCAGAGTTGGCACAGGAAATCCAGCGCGCTACCTATTATCGTCTCCGTGAGGAAGCCAAGCAGAGTGTAATGCCTTCTTATCAGATGGACCGTCTGAATGCGGCTAATCGTATCAAGAAAGAACTTGATAAGCTTGGTCTGTATGCGGGCGGTTTTACCCAGAAGAACGTGATGGATATGTTCAACAAGGGTGCGGGTGCAGGTTGGATATGGCAGAAGATTATCGAGGCGAACGTAAAAGATGCCAAGCAGGGTAGTTTCCGTTTCAATATGAAAACCGGAAACTATACTTATACTGATAATAACGGCAAAATCGTTAAGGCCAATCCTACGGGCTATAAAGGTCTGTTGTCTTCGCTCGTTCATTTCCAAAACGCAACCAAGCGTGAAACATCTAAAGATAAGGTAATCAATGACTACTTCAATCAGGTAGTTAATCTTGATGGTTACACTCCTTGGGTAGAGGATGAGCCTGGTACTCTTGATAATAATGCAGCCGATCCTGATGCCATTGCTGCTGCAAAGCGGGAGGCACGTGAACGGAAACAGGCGGAACGTGACCAGCAGCGTTCCTGGCGTGATGAGTTGAAGCAGAAGCAGGACGAGGCAAGCGCCATCATGGATAACGTCCGCAACTTCTATGAGCGCCAGATTAACGAGAAGCTATCCCAGGCGGTAAGCCTCGGAATGGATAAGACGGAGCAGGATTTGTTTGTAGAGCCTGTAAAGCGACGTATGGAAGAAGCTCTTGCTCAGGTGCGCCTTGCTATCGCTGGCCAGGCTAACTACTGGGAGGAGTTCAAGAAGACGATGGATAATGATCTTGTCGAGAAGACCGATGAGACTGGAGTAAGTCTTTCTCAAAACCTCCTCGCTTCTATCCAAAAGAATAACGTCGATGCCCTGCGCGAGAAGATGGCTCAGTTGGGTAATAGCCTGAACCGCCCGATGAACTCCATCACGTCTGAAATCTTTGCCAAGGCTACCAAGAATCAGCAGAACAATATAACGCTGGAGGCGAAACAGGCAGAAGCCCGACGAAAGATTGCTCAGGAGAACAATTACACGGGAGTCGTGCAGCGGAACATGTACGATGATTTCAATCAGATGGGATTTGCTAACCCAACCGATTTTGAGTTAGCTGATAAGGAATCATTTGAAAGACGCAAGAAACACATCATTGCCATGTACGAGCAGGCAAGAAAGCAAATCGCTAACCTTTATACTGTTGATGTCAGCAGTAAAGAGGGTAGGGGATTGCTGATGCAGGTACTCTTTGGTGATGATCCTTATGCGCTGGGTGCCCGCATTCAGAATATGTTGGGCGATAATGCGGAAGACTGGCATGTGTTCTATAACAAGCTCATCCAGTATTCTGATGAATATACCGAGGCTCAGAAGAAGACCTACGACCAGGCAAAGAAGATTGCCGAGCAGATGTGGAAGGTGAATAAGCGCAATCTCGCCAACCAGGAAACCCTGCGCAAGATGCAGCAGGAAAGCGCGCTCTTCGGCAAGCGAACCAATATGTGGTCGAACCTCGGTCTTGGTAATCTCACCGCTGACCCAGAGGTAGAGCTGATGAAGATGAAGATGCAGATGGCAGAAGATTACTATGCCTTTGTATTCAAGAACTCAAAGAACAAGCAGCTCCTCGATGAAGCAGACAAGACTCGGCAGGAGGCAGAACTTGCATACGTCAATCAGATGGCAGCGGCGATGAAGAACCGCCTCTCTCAGATGCAGCAGCTTGTAAAGCCTATCGAAAACTTCGGTTCGGAAGTAGGTAAGGCGTTTGCCGAAATGCGTAACGATGTAAGCAGCGCACAGGAAGCCATCAAGAACGCCCTGAAGTCTATGCTCGAATCATGGGGTAATATGGCACTCAACGACGTGAATACGCAGATGTGGAAGGCTATCAATGATGCTGGTGCCAAGCGAGCCAAGAAGAAAGCCCAGCCTGATATTGATAAAGCGAGAGCCAACGCTAATGCCAATGCCGTGAAGGAAGACTTCTCGAAGCTCGGTACAAAGACCAACCCGATGTATGTGCGACTGGTGGATGAGGGTGCATCTTATCTCACTCAGCAACCGCAGTCTAACTTCGAGAATCTGCGTCCGCAGCAGCCGGCTCTCGGCTGGAATCCTGATGGTACACCTATCAATCTTAACAGTCCGACTATTGTGCCTCCATACGCGCCCCCTGCAACCCCCGAACAGGCAAATAAGCAAGCAGATGGCAATGGCGCTCCTCATGCGTGGGAACATCGCAACAGAGACAATGCTGCCGCTTGGCAGGGCGCAGCAGAGCAAACTGGTACTGCAGCAGCCGATGCTATCTCAGGTGGCGGTTCCTTCGCTGATGCCGCAGCCGGCATCACTGGTTCTTTCATCGGTGGTCTTATGAACACTGAGTTCAAGACTGGCGGCAAAAAATCTAAGGAAGACAAGGAGAAAGCCGACCAGCTGAAGAAGGAGAAGAAGCACCAGAAGGAACTGAGCAAAGAGGTCAAGAAGGGCAATAAGGATCGTGAGAAGGTAACTACCCAGGGTGTTAAAAACATCACGGATGTAACTGCTGCCGGAAACAAGGAGCAGAGTGAGGGCACTAAGGTGGCTTTGAACGCGGGTATGGCTATGACCCAGACTGCGCTCACTACCAACCTTGCTGCAACGCAAGCCAATAACGAAGCCATTACCGAATCGGATGCTGACCGCACACAAGCAGGAATGACCCTCTCTATCGCGGGTGCGATGGCTAAGTGTTTTGATTTCCTGGGTCCTATTGCTGGTCCTATTGCAGCCGCAGGTGTGATGGCTACCCTCATGGGCTTGCTCCAGTGGGCACTCAACTCTGCCTTCAGCGGCGGTAAGAAGAAAAGCAACACTTCTTCTACCAACACCAAGCTCGTAACCGGTATGCTTACCTATGATAGCGGTAATGTGCAGGACTTGAAGCCATTTGTGGCTGATAATGGCGAAGTATATTGGGCGAAGGAGGATGACGGCAAGCAGATGCAGGGCGTAAAGATGCTCACGTCACCAACCGCCACCACCGTGAACGGGCAGCCGTCTCTCGTAGCCGAGAGAGGACCGGAAATCGTCATTGGCCGTGAAACCACCCATGCGATGATGATGAATAACCCTGGCTTGCTGAAAGCCCTGGTCAATTACGACAGCAACTATTCGGGCAGGAACTCAGTAAGAAGGGCATTTGATAATGGCAATGTGGGTGATGTTCTTGCAGCAGGCACACAAGGGAGCAATGGTAATCTTTCGTCTGGCGCGTCAGCGGCAGACGGACTATTAGCAGCCAGCGCTGCAAGCAATGCGGCGCTCCTGCAAGCCGTGAATGCGCTCATTCAGCGTTTGAACCAGCCTATCAACGCCAAGATTAACATGTACGGTCGTGATGGACTGCATGATAGTCTGAATAAGGCTAACCAGTTTATGAAGAATAAATAGATGAAGGTTTTTTGTTGATTATTTATATAATTGTTAGTTTTTAAGTTTATTATTATTTTCATTCGAGGCTGTTTCGCTGTGAAGCGAGGCAGCCTTTTTTTTACGTATTTTCCTGTCTGAAGTGTTTTTCTCTCTAATTCATTGATTTTTGGCTTTTTAGGGGTGAATTAGGGCAAAAAGTCCAAAAATATCTTCGTTTTCACTACTACCCTACAGATTTTTCTTGTTTTTTTATTTCTCCTAAAAAGTAAAAACCCTTTAACCCTAAAAAGAAGTTGGTAGCATCAACGGCTTCGCCGTAAACTCCGAACAATAAAGTAGTTATGTGGATATGATAGAGTGGCAACTAGGGGCAAAATCCCCATAAAATAAGGGAAAAATGTGTACAAACCTCTTTTCTAATATTTTTTTTTCACCATTTCTTATATATAAAGTAGAAGAAAATCAATAAATTTTTGGTCTAAATGCAGCAAATCGGCTGATTCAGCAGAAGTTAGGCAAAAATAGAAATTTGACTTTTAACGGACTAAGGCTGGACTGCGTATGGTCAATTTATATTTGTTAACAAAACATGGTCCAAGCCATTTTCCTGTTTCCCCTTTAATTTTTGGACTTTTTGAACCGTTTTTGGACTTTTTGGGAAGAATGGTCCAAAAAAGGTAAAAGGGTAAAAAGGTAAAAAGGCAAAAAGAGCCTGGCGGGGGTTGCGTGGCTCCATTCTCGCCTCCGTTCCCAGTAATTCCATCGCTGGTCCGAGAAGAAAAGGCAGAAGGTGACTAATGCTTTTTTTTACCTTTTTACCCTTTTACTTTTTTACTTTTTATATATTAAATGTTAAAAATGTAACTTATTTCAAGTATTATATAGCTTACCTATACTATTTTCGATTTATTTTTGTATCTTTGCAGCGAAAAATGAATAAATAATATATGTAAGGTATGTTTGAAGAGATATGTTCCATCTACAAGTCTGCTACGGATGCCCACGGTAACTTTATCGATATGGAGACTGGTGAGTGCATCACGCAGATGTCTATCCGTGAGTTCTGTCTGACGGACAGATGGAAGCCGTATGTTGAGAAGCTGAGAGCCATGAGGCAACAGTATGGCAGCAAGGCGAAGAAGATGCCGGAATATATCGAAACAAAGAAGATGCTTCCTGGTGCCACACTGAGCGGTCTCTTCCGTCTTTACGAAGACGATAGTTTGACCCACCCAGGCCAGCGTGTGATGGTTTCACGCCGTGAAACACATCTTTATCAGCATACCGGATGGCTCGCTATCGACATCGACCTTCAGGACAACCAGCAGCTTACCAGCTTTGAGAATATCCGCATGGTGGCTCGCTTCCGTCCGGAGATAGGCTTGCTGATGCGTTCCTGTTCTGGTACCGGATATTTCGGTTTGGTTCGCATGGCTTATCCCGACAGGCATAAGGAGCAGTTTAAGGCTATCCTCAAGGAATATGCCGCCCTGGGTATTGTGCTCGACAAGCAATGTGGCAATATCGGTCGTGTGCGTTTCGCCTCATGGGATGATGCCGACCATATATATATTAATAACAATGTGCAGCCTTACCAAGGCTTGCAGATGGACGAACCGCAGGTGATACCACAGGCACGCCCGATGTACCGCCCACCGCAGAGTAACGCCTCCAGCGCTTATGGCGGCAGCGACAACTCAGCCTTCTGGAATGATCCTCGCACGCAAGACCGCATCATCGAGCTCATCGTAAAAGCCCTAGTGAGCCGAAACATCAACATCACGGAAAGCTACGATGAGTGGACTAAGGCAGGTTGGGCATTGAAGGCGCATCCCTACGGCGAACGTCTGTTTCACGAGCTTTCGGCATGCAGCCGTAAGTACAACGCTGCCCAGGCATCGCAGAAGTGGCGGCAGCTAGGCAGCAGTCATACCGTGAGTTACCATTACCTCATACACGCCTGCAAGGTGAATCTGGGTGAAGGAGAATATCACTCTATTCTGCAGCAAGTATGGCGGGAGAGAGGATAATAAGAAAAGTTTTTTAATACATTAAAGATATAAGATTATGGCAAAGAGAAAAGTAGAAATCCCGAAGGGGTCATGGCTCGACCAGAAAGGTCAACGATGGATGAAAGTCGCATTCGATGTGATGATTGGGGGGGGGTAAATTCCTCCGGCAGATAGTGATGGTGTTCCCGGTGAACTTTGATATGACATTGGGAAAATATACGGTAGATATGGGCGATATAATCGATTTCAGAGATAGAGTAAATCAGCAATATCCTTCGCTGGAGCGCCTGAGGAACCTTACGTTTTACCCTACGGGAAACAAGGTTTTGTGAGGATGAAATAAATTTACAAATCGGTTCGGCAGAACCCTGAAAGTTAAAATTTACACTTTTCGTAAGTGGCTGATAATAAGGGTTTTACGCTTTTTCAAAAATTTTGCGAGAGTCTTACGAGAGTCTTACGAATGTTTTGGGAATGTTTTGCGATTGTTTCGGTGTTGTTCGTTTATCCCTCTATTTATATATAAAAAACTTTACAAAATGAAAGATAAGAAACAGAAGATTATTACAATAGTAGGTCAGGCTGGCTCCGGAAAAGATACGGTTGCCCAGCTGATGCGGATGACACTCCATGTGCCCATCCTTTGCTCCTATACCACTCGACCTATGCGTGAAGGCGAGGTAAACGGCAGAGAGCACATCTTCGTAAAAGAGTGCAATATCCCAAGAGAAAATATGCTTGCCTATACTGAGTATGGTGGCTACATGTATTGGACGGAACTCGACCAGATAAAAGATGTCGCCATCTACGTAATCGACGAAAAGGGCATCATGGATATTTGCGAGCGATTCCCTGATATTGAGCTGGTGAATATCTACGTAGCTGCCAAGCCCGAAACTCTGAAAGCTCGTGGCATCGCTCCAGAAAGAATGAAGCGTGACGAATATCGGGTAACAATGGATATAAACTGTTTCGATTACGTCATCACCAACAATTCTTCGCTCTATGCTCTGCTGCAGTCAGTAATCACAACGTCTCTGCAGATAACGAACTATAGTCTGGAAAAGCAGGAAAACTCGAAACTTTCCGAATATATAAAGGCAGCATTGAAAGATAATTAATAACTGATAGTTTATATTTGATATGAAAATGATAATTCCTGGTGTTGAGTGGTGGCCACAGAAGACCGGCACACAACAGGTTGCCCGTGTAGGCAGAATCTGCTACAAGAGCAAAGCCAAAGAGCCTGACGAGAAACTTTCTGAAGAAAAGAAAGAGGAGTTTCTGGAAGTACAGGCTGCAAAGTTGGTCAACCGTTTCTGGAAGAGTGGTCATCGCTCTATGCTCCGTCATGGTACCATCTATTTCTTCGTCAAGAACGACAATAAGCTGCCGAGGTCTCTCTGGTCTCTCCTCGTGGCTTCACCTTACATCAATTATGCGGTGAAGGATAAGAAGGTATGGATCAGCAGCAACATGCAGTTTCTTGCCGAGCATGACGAAATCCTCGACATCCTCACCCCATACGATGTAAAGGAAGATGAGTTCATTGAGAAGGCACTGAAGTATGATTGCAAAAAGGCTCTCTACCTCCTCCGTATGACCATGGTTGTTACCACGCAAATCAGTACCAGCCGTGAGCTGAACCGCACATCGCCTAACAGTATCAGCGAGCAAAGTACCCGTTATGTGAACCTGGAGAAGAAAGGTGGCGTGCAGATTGCCCGTCCGCATTGGTTGCATGAAGGCACCCGATGGCAGAAGTTCCTATATCTCACCGGCTGCAAGATAGCCGACTGGCTCTATCGCCGTTTGCTGAAATCGGGCATGAAGCCGCAGGATGCCCGCGGCATTCTCCCTCTCGATACCTATACGGTGGTAGCCTATACCTATACCCTCAAGGAGTGGAAACATATCCTGGACCTCCGCTTCCATGAAAGTACCGGCAAGGCGCATCCTAACGCCAAGGAAATAGGCTATCTGATTCATCGCATCATTACCGAGAGAATGATGGAATATGATAAAGAGTTTGAAATTTAATTAAAAGTAAAAAGGTAAAAAAAGAGTTGGTAAAAGGCAAAAGAGCGGTTAAGGTTCTTTTTACCCTTTTACCTTTTTACCCTTCAAAAGAATATGGTAAAAATGACATTAAACGAATATCAGCAGAAGGCAATGACAACCTGCCTTCCTGAGAGTGATAATCTCTTCTATATGCTCGCCAACCTTTGTGGCGAAGTAGGCGAATTTGCTGGCAAGGCTGGCAAGCACATGCGTAAAGGCAAGCTCCATATCACCACCACCGAGCGTGACGAGGATGGTAAAATCTGCCACACCCAAATCTGGAATGTAACCGATGAAGAGCGCAAGCTGATGCTTTCCGAAATCGGCGATATTCTCTGGCAGACCGCAGGTCTCGCCCACGTGATGGGTGTAAGCCTCGAAGAAGTAGCCGAGGAGAACCTGGCAAAGCTCGCCTCCCGCAAGGAACGCCATGTGATAGCTGGTGAGGGTGATGAGCGATAATCACTCCCCTCTCCTCGCTATCGCTAACGCTCATTATGATAAATAGAAAAAGTAAATAGCAATGGGAAATAAAAATAAAAAGCAGCACCAGATGGAGGCATTGGCAAGGCGGAATGCTAAAATCCGTCAGCTCCCTACCGTCTACACCTTCAACTTCAAGGATGTGCCTGCTGATGTATACACCAAAACCCTGGAGACACTCTTCGCTGATCCTCAGTTTGCCGATGCCGTGCAAAACCGCAACGAACTGGTACGCGCTGCCAACCGCATACCGCAGGGCGCGCCTCAGATGATGCCCCTCATCAAGGCTATACAGGAAAAAGATAATAAACTGGCCAATGCCATCTATGCCCTGCTAGTACAGGCAAATCTGCACAGCGAAGTAAGTTACGACTTCCTTAACTTCGGCCATCTGATACGTTACTACGTAGACTACAGCCGTCCGGGCATACAGGAGAAGGTAGACCAGCTGAATACCAATCTCGATAAGATCACGTTCCTCTCCGAAATCCTCGAAAACCTGCTTACCCAGGTGAAGGGAGATATGCTGGAAATCTTCAAAGGTGCCAGCGAGTTTCAGCAGTTTGACGGCGTGATGGCAAGCCTCCGTCAGTTAAGCGGTTTCTTCGATTTTGCCCGTAAGAAAGATGAGAAATCGAAAGATTACGCTCTCTACTATGAGTATGCCGACAGCATCAATGCCTATATGGATAAGCGGATGCAGACCTATTCGGCAAAATACCGCAAGCTGCATCCTACCCTTCCCGGTTTCACGCAGGAACAGATGGTAGAGGCCATCAATCTCTTCTTCGGAGAGAAAGATAAGTTCAATGAGAGCTTCATCGCCAAGACGGAATCAGGTGGCTGCTATATCGACGGAATGAAACTCATCCCTAATCTCAACGAGGAGCAGACTGCCAAGCTCGATAAGCTGGTACCCCGTCCGAAGGAAGGAAACAGCATGCAGAAATACTTTCTCTACATCACCGATGCCATCATGCTAAATTACCATTTAAAGGTAAAAAAGTAAAAAAGTAAAAAGGTAAAAAATGCCAAATATCTATCTCCGTCTCCCCACCTCCCGCTGCCAGTTTTTCCGGCACCGCGACCCTAAGTTCACCCTGGCAAAGGATGAGCCGGTAGTGTTCAGCAACTACTCTCACGAGCATTTCATTATGCGCAACTCCCTCATCAATGCCACCGCCCGCAGCAACCGTATTGACCTCGGCTGCTTCTCTCAGCAGCAATGGTGCAATATGCTGTCTGGCAAGCACCCTGCAGGAGGAAAGGTAGTGATGCGCCGTGATTCCGGAAGCTGGCTCACCTTTCAGGAGGTACAGCAGCTCAATGGCCGCCTTACCGACGGCAAGGGTTCACACGATGATTATCTCTGCATCCGCTTGCCGAGCGAGGTAGAAGTTGTCGATACCGTTTATCCGATAAAGCCTACCTTTACACTGGATACGCACGGCATGCGTGCGCTGTCGGTTTCGCTTAACAACGATTTCAAGCGCAGTCTGGTAGAATGGGCACTCTCCACCTTCGACTTCTGTACCTCCAAGGGTATGGTCATCGCCCGCTCCCATAACGCTATGCTGGAGCGTTATCTGATGCGCTACGGCATAGAAGTCAGCGAGGAAGAGAAAGACGTATTGCGACGCATCATCGGCAGATGGTTCCGCACGGAGCACTGCTTCTTCAAGAGCTATTCCTGCGTGGATATGCAATATAAAGATAGTCGTGACAAGCCTAACCGCATCGACGAAGTGCAGTGGCTATGATTTTACACCTTATATAATAGGTGTTAATTTATATATAAATAAAAGTTAAATAATAGATAAATCAAGGAAAAGTTATGGAATTAACTGATAGTTGCAGAGAGTTATTTCTGGATGGAGTAACCGATGCTTATTTTTATGACATACGGGAAAGCTCCGTTCCTATTCCCTTCAGCCTACCGATGCTATTGCAGATAAACGGCTGCCACTTTGCCGGTGAAGCACTCCATATTGCCACCAGCGAAGGCGACAATTATGTCATATCTGATAGCCTCACTGCCAAAGAGACCTCTTCAGAGGGTGGCAATGGTACTGTCTTTAAGTTCGAGATTACCGCAAATATCAGTGACGGAAAGGCGAATATACCCGAAATCATCAAGAATATGCACGGAAAGGACTATTATATAGTCTTGCGCAAGCAGGATGATTCGCTTTATCTGTGTCATACGATACCTGGTACCTTCGGTATTGCCCCATCGGTAACTATCCAGAACGATGCTGAGACCCGCAGCATCACGGCTACCTGCCAGGCGATGTCAGAGTTTATTCCGATAACGATTGCTTAATCAATCATAAATTTATAGTACTTAATTATCTTCTAGTTTTAGTAAACATATATTTCATAGTATCAAAAATTAAATTTATTTGCTTACCCTGCTGTCCGTGAGGATCGCAGGGTTTTTTGTTTTTACCTTTTTACTTTTTTACCTTTTTACCTTTATTTTGTCCCTATATGCCCATGTATTTCCTTTACCTTTGCCGTCAGAAATATTGAAAGGTCTTCTTTTGCTAAATAAGGTAAGGAGATTTGTATTCAGGATAACGATAACATACATTTATTTTTAAAAATTTATTACCCACATGAAAGGTCTTTATGAAATTCTGACCGAGAAGAAGTGGATGGTGAACCCCGATTTTGTGCATGGCATTCGCAAATCGATTGAGCAGAACCTAAATACTCATACCGCGTTTATCAAACCGGAAAAGACTTGTGGATTCGTCACTGCGGAGGATGATAAAGGCAACATCTATTATCCGGAGGAATATCAGATTTCTGAGGATGGTAAGCAGGTGAGAGCTAACTATCAGCTCGACTATCCGGAAGGGGACGAGCGGGCGCAGAACTTCCCGTTTGTTTCGGTTCTCACCGTAGATGGTCCTATCACTCGAAATGGTGGATATTGCTCTTATGGTTCTATCGACCATCGCGATATGATGATGCGTGCAGCTGACCATCCGCTTTGCCGAGGTCATCTTTTTATCATTAATACTCCTGGCGGTTCAGCTTGGGCTAAAAACGATTATGCACTTGCTATCGACTATGCCCACTCCAAGGGTCAGAAGGTCATCGCCCTGGTAGATGGCATGTGTGCCAGTGCAGGTATGTATCTCGCTTCTCTCTGTGATGAGCGCTATTATTTGAATCCGAAAGACCAGGTTGGTTGCATCGGCGTGATGGCAGCCTTCTATACTTTGGCTAATGGCTCAAAGGATAAATATACCGATGAGACTTATCACGAGGAGTACGATCCAGAGTCTTTCGACAAGAATAAGGCTTACCGTGACATCGCCAACAAGAATGACAACAAGGAGCTTATCAAAGAGCTTTCCGAGTTGGGCGTGGAGTTCAGAGCCGATGTGAAGAAAGCCTGTCCTAACGCTATCGAGGATGTTCATCTGAAAGGTAAGGTATTCAATGCTGAAGACGTGAAGGGAATCCTTATGGACGACCAGTCTACCTTTATGGGTTGCGTTCAGCGTTGCTTCGCTCTTTATGACGGCACCGCCGAGCCTATCAATCGAGAAGCTTCTATCCAGAAGCCAGAGCCAGAGGAGAACGAGCCGGAGCAGGCATCTGCATCTATTGCACAAGAAAATCATCAACATACTATTCATCAAAAATCAATCAATATGGCAAATTATTCAAAGATCAATGCCGCTTGCGGTATGCAGGATGGTCAGCAGATTGAGGTGAAGGAGGAAGGCGCATTTATGAATGCACCACTGCTCGATACCCTCGAAGCTCATCTCGCATCGCAGGAGCAGGCTGTGGCTGATGCAAAGCAGAAAGCCACTACAGCAGAGCAGAGTCTTGCTGACCTTCAGGCAAAGCACGACGCACTCGCTGAAACCATCGCCCAGAAGGACGAGGAAATCAAGAACCTGAAAGAGGCAAAGGCAAAGGCTGATGAGGAGAAGGCAAAGGTAGATGAGGAGTTGAAGACCGCACAGGCTTCACTTGCTACTGCCCAGCAAACCATCGCCGACAAGGACGCTCAGATTGCCGAGCTGAACGAGAACCCAGGTGAGGAGCCAGCACAGGGTGCAGCACCTCAGAACAACGGTGATGGCGCACAGGCTCAGAGTCTCCGTGAGTTCGACCCATCGAAGTATAAGACCAATGCCGAGCGCAAGGCTGCTTTCGAGCGCTTTATGCGTGGCGAGGAGTAATCTTCATTTTTCATTTAATTTCATTTCATCTTATTTAAATTTTAATTATTATGGCAAATCTTCCTAAAGATTTTATCGGCACATCAGCTCTTGAGCATGTAGCCGAGCAGGTGAGCAAGGAAATCCTTATGGGTCCAGGCTACACCGATGCAGAGGAAATGGATCGCCTCGGCATTCAGGTTATCAGCGGTGTGCAGTTTAAGCGCACCTTCAACATCTTCCTCCGTAAGGGTGGTACCACCCGCCGTAAGGATGTTCACACTAAAGTGAGCAGCCAGGCAGGTTATCTCAAGGAACGTACCTTGACAGTGAAGCTCGCTTGGGACCACTTTGACGATAACATCGATAAGTACTGCGAGACACCTTTCGGTACAGACGCACAGGGTCAGTACCCTCTCTCTACCCAGGCAGTAGAGGCAATCCTGAAGGATTACGCTGATAACCTTACAGCTTGTTTGTGGTTCGGTGATATTGACCTCGATAACGGCGACGACGATGTTCCTGCAAAGGATCAGGCTCTTGCATTGTATGATGGCTATCATACTTGCATCAAGCACGACATCGAGGATGGTCTTATCTCTGAGGCGAACGGCAACCTTATCGAGTGTGATGTTATCGAGGAGCCAGCCGACAACAACGACTCTACTCCATTCGATAACTTCATCGACTGGTACTTCAAGTGGGATGCACGTCTGCGCAAGCAGAAGGTAAAGGTTTATATGAGTGAATCTACTGCCCGCAACATCGCAGCCGGTTACGCTAACAAGTATCACGGCAACTTCAAGGTAGAGACTGAGGCAGGCGACAACTTCAAGTTGCCAGGTTACTCTAAGGTAACTATCTGCCCTGTATCAGACTTTGGTACTGGTACTCGTATGTATGCTACCGTAGAGGGTAACTTTGTTTACGGTGTTGATACACTCAACGACAAGACTTTCGTCAGCGTTCGTGTAGGCTCTGACACCGACCACAGAGACGTATCTTTTCAGATTCAGAGTATTCAGGGAGCAGGTATCTTGGTACCATTCGCTAGCTCTCTCTGCGTCAGCAAAGGTAAGCTCGATAACCCAGGTTACAAGGCTGGTGATTACACCAACTCTAACCTTACCGTCACTCTCGCCAAGGCTAACACTGAAGATGCGGGTGAAATTGATGGTAGCGTAAAGATTAACGGTACTCCTTATGACAAGCCAGTTGATACCAACGCTAACGATGTTCTCACTCTCGAAGCCGTAGATGGCACAACCAATTTCGCCTTCTCTCACTGGAATACCGGTAGCAAGGAGAAGAAGATCCAGGTAATCGCCAGCGGTATGAGTATGGGTATTACCGCCTTCTTCAAGAAGAAAGGTTAACCATCCCTCTCGCCCCCGTCCCCAGCGATTCCATCGCTGGTTCAACAGGCAAGAAGCGCAATCCCTCTATAAATCCTCGGCGGCGGTCGCCTGACCTGGCGGAATATGGCTTCCGCCGCCATTTCGTTTAATTATCAAAAAAGATACAATTATGGCAGAAATAGTAACATGCCCAGAGATCAAGGATCTGCTTTCCGAGAACGATTGCTTGGAAAACTTCGGCGGTCTTGGCGTAAACGTATATGTCTTTATCAAGAGTGATCTTACTGCCCCTCTCTCACCAGAGGCAGGTAAGAACACCTATGCAGCGCTGACTGCTGCGTCCTTCAAGAAAGGTAAGGGTCTCTACAAGTTTGAGTGCCAGGATGGCGGTCAGGGTCACACCTGGGAGAATCTCGGTTTCAAGAAGGGTTTCAAGCAGACCTTGGACTACGTTCTTGAGAGCGTAAACGCCAACACTGCTTTTGTGGGTCGTGGTCTCAATAACCTCAAGTGTGGTTACATCATTGAGGATGGTGATAAATCTATCATCGTTTATGACAAGCAGCACGACTTCAAGTACGACTCCGGTAATATTAAGGGAAACACGGGCAAAAAACCTGAGGATGAACGTACAGTGACACTGAGCGGTTCCCTCAGTCCGACCATGTATGGCCGCTATGAGATTGCTGCACCAGAAAGTGGCTGGGATTCTCTCCTTAACGGTGCAGGCACATCGGTGGGGGGGGGAGCGTAAGCGGAACTGAAAAGAGCGATACCAATTCCGCTTCACGGCAGTCATCTAAGCGGAGCAAGCAGGTAGCATCTGTCAATGATGGAACCTCCACGCCCGGCGAAAACGATGAATAATCGCTCCCCTATCCAATGAGTTTCATTGGCAATTTACTCTATAAATCAAAGCCTCGGTATTGAGCCTTAGTAAGATAAGGCAAGATACCGGGGCTTTTCTGTTTACTTCATTCCTATTACCTTTGCATACGATTCCGATATTGGAAGAATTTAAACAAAAAAAACTATGCAGGTAAAAACGAATGATGGCAACTATGATGTTGCCAGCAAGGGATTGGGTAATACCGCCCTTGGAATTGGTATCGCAGGTTTGGCTACCAGTTTACTGGGTGGCGGTGCTTCCTTGTTCAACCTCGGTAGAGGCAACAATGGCATGGCAGCCAACCCAGGTGTCTCGGATTCACGCTTTGTAACCAAGGGTGAGACCAACCTTATGCAAGAGAACTCTACATTGAAGACGGAACTTGCTATCCCAAAGAGCGAGAACTATGCCGACAAGAAGTTGGTAGAGGTAACTCAGTATCTCGACGGTAAGATTCGCCATCGCATGACTATCCACCATCAAAAGGAAAGGTAAGAAACGATGAAGTATATTCAGTTGATAGATCAAGCCCGCGCTCACAGCGTGGCTACCGAGAAGAAGATGATGGAGGCGATGGAACAGTTGAGCTGCGACCTCGCCTCCTTAGAGGAAACAAATCCGAAATTGTACTGGTGCATTCTCCGTCACCAGCACGTAGTGTTCTATGACCGTCATTACAGCGAGAAAATGGCCAACCATGATGTCTGCCATCTTATGTATAGCAAGAAAGGTGAGAATGGCGAATTGATAGGAAGCGGCGCACACTGGACCAAATCGCAGATAGCGAATGCTACCAAGGGCATGAAGTTCCATGATAAGGTGAACGATTGGGATAAGTATGTTGCCTTCAATGCCATGTATGCTGACCTGTGCAGCGATATGACAGAAGATGAAATCATCAAGGCAGCTTATCTTTTCTATTTCCAGGATGCAGACTGGCAACCCGAAGAAGACGATTGTACTAAAATATGGGACCATATGTCCGCTCACGCTACGATGTAGTTTGTTTTGAACTAGGTAATCTGGATTTCGCACTAGCGAGTGCAAGTTTTTAAAGCAAAAAGATTGGGATAACATTTTTTGAAGCCTCTTTGCGACTGTGAAAGCCGCAGGGAGGCTTTCTTTGTCCCCTCGAATAAAATAGAAACTCCTACTTTTGCCCTCAGAAGAAATAAAAACGATAAAACAGAAAAGATATGGCAAAGATTCAACCTCTTGCAGATTTCATTCTCTCCTTTGAAGGAGGTTACGTAAACCACCCCAACGACAAGGGCGGTCCTACCAACATGGGCGTAACGCTGAAAACCTGGCAGACCCAAGGTTACGACAAGAACCATGATGGCCGCATCGATGCAAAAGATGTGAAGCTTATCACGAAAACCGATGCTATCTCCATCCTTCGCCGTTGCTACTGGAACCGATGGCGATCCGATGGCATCAAAGACCAGAGCATCGCTAACATTCTGGTAGATTGGGTATGGATCAGTGGCACACCAGGCATCACCCTCGTACAGGCAATGCTGGGCGTAACCGCCGATGGTATCGTAGGCAAGCAGACCCTCGCTGCCCTCAACGCCCAGAACCCTAGTCAGTTCTTCGCCCGCATCAAGGTACGCCGCAAGCAATACATCTCCGGCATCATCGCCAAGCACCCTAGTCAGAAGGTATTTGAGAAAGGCTGGCTCCGCAGATTAGAAGCCATCAAATACGGCTCCCTCATCGCCAATGGCGGCAAGAAAATAAGCTTCTAGAAGGGGTAAAAGCGCCCCCGTTCCCAGCGATTCTATCGCTGGTCTAAAAAAGTAAGAATATGAAAGAACAGATAAACCTCACCATCCCCCGCGGTTGGAACCAATGCGCCCCTAATCAGCTGGAGCAGATTGCCCTCATCATGCAGGAGCAGATAGCCAAGGCAGACCGCTATCACCCCTTCGATATGCAGAAGGTGAAGATAGCCGTTTTCTTCCTCTTTGCCGGAATAGGCATCAATGCCTATCCCGACCCTCGCATGCCTATCAATGAGCAGCACTACCTGGTAAGCATAGAGCCGCAGAAGAAGAGCCTTCTGAAGAAACTCCTCTCCCTCTGCGCCCCCGTTCCCAGCGATTCTATCGCTGGTCCGCAGTCCGGCAGCCCCTTCCCCCTCTATCTTTGGCAGCTCAACTATTGGCTCTCTCCGAAAGCCAAGACCAAGGATAAAACCTCCCCTGAGTATATCGCTCAGGGCGCAGGTCTTCTCGACTGGATGGATGCAGACAGCGGCAATTTCCTCACCCGCTTCCCCTATCCGATTATCGGGCAGAAAGCCAAGTGGTATCGTCGTGCAAAAGCCTTCCGTGGTCCGAGTACAGACCTCGATGGCTTTTCCTGGCAGCAATACCGTTTTGCCAGTGATATGATGCAGACTTACACCAAGTTAAGCAATAACCTGATCAAGATGAAGCAGATGGATAAGTTCACCGAGGAGCAACTCCAGACGCAAGCTCAGAGCGTAGCCAGCGCCAGAAACATGTTCCTTGCCACCATCTTCAACACCACCACCCAGTACGTCGATCCGACAACAGGCATCACGAAATACGATTTTCATTACGAGTCGAAGCAGTTCACCGAGAACGCAAATTATTTCGTCAATTACCCGGAATCCAACTGGCAGGTTATCCTCTTCTGGTGGACGGGCATCATGCACACCCTAGCTCATCGCTACCCTCACGTTTTCAAGGTGCAGAAGGTAGATAATAAAAAGCCACAAACTCCGATGGAAATCTACACCGCCACCACCGCCACCATGCAGAAGTATGCCGGCCTAACAGAAGAACAGGTCAACACCCAGTCCTACTCCCTAGTTCTAGAACACCTCGAAAGGTTGTCGAAAGAGAATGAGGAAATGGAAAAAATGAGGAGAGGAAAATGATGAAGTTAGATTACCATTTCCCGAATGTGGGGGGGGTAAATCCGCAGGATTCTCCATTATTCGGTAAATCGGTATTATGGAATTATAGCCGATGTTTGCGAGCTGAAAAGTTTGATACAGGTATATTAATAGAGTATGAATAACCATCGTTTTTACCAATATCCACGAGGCGAGAATAAGGGCGGTATTCTAGATACGGATCTTTGCCCCACCATTACCATCAATGCGTGGGAGCAGAATGTTTTTCTGATAAAGAAATATGAGTAATAACACCCAACCTCAATACAAGCGAGGAACGATTATCAAGAACGGAAAGAGATATGGCTTTTATCCCGATGGTTCTCTCTATCGGATATACTCCACCTCCGACCGTCCGTTTCTTGAAATCGTGGATATAGAGGGCGAAACCTTCCTGCGCATCCGTCAGGCAACAGAATTAGGCTATACCGATTGCCCAGTCTTCGGTGTAGCCGATTTAAACTACCCCACTTCTGCCCTAAGACGTAGCCGCACGGTAGGTGGGGGTAAATTGGTGAATGCACTCACGGCTGCCAGTAGCAATCCGTTTGTATTCGTAGAATTATAAACAAAGAAAAGATTTATAGAGTAAAAAACAAGATGATAACAAAATTCAATTTCAAGGATAAGACCATTAAGTCTTATGCCATCCGAAAGCTGACACCCTTCGAGTGTTTTCGATTGATGGGTGTGCGTGATGATGTGATCCGCACGATGCAAAGTACCAACGCCCAGGCAGCCGAGCGAGTAGCCGGCTATAAGAGCAAGGGAAAGGCAGAAGATATGGCAGTATCAGCCAGTCAGCAATACAAGCAGGCAGGTAACTCCATCGTGGTAGATGTGCTCGCAGCCATCTATCAGCAACTCTGGTACCCGAAAGAACCGAAGCATGAGGCGCAGACCTCATTTTTTGCCGATTTCTTCCCAGAAGACCAACTCCCTACCTATCCGGTAGATAAGAACCATGGTGAGAAACTTATCCTCACCACCTTCTCCGGTTACGACTCGCAGTTGATGGCAGCCGATGTGCTCGCCCAGCAGCACCCTGATTTCCGCTGGACGTGCGTAGGATGGAGCGATATAGATAAGTATGCCTGCCAGATGCACAACCTCATCTTTCCACAGTTTGCTGACAAAGCCCTGGGCGATATAACCAAAATCGACTGGCAACAGGTAAAGACTCATGTGGGGGGGGCAAGAAATCGACCTCTTCACCTATTCCTCACCTTGTCAGGATATATCGCAAGCCGGCAAGCAGATGGGTTTGAAGGAAGGTTCCGATACCCGTTCGGCATTATTGTGGCGAGTAGCCGATGCCGTGGAGGTATTGCGCCCGAAGTATCTGCTCCAGGAGAATGTGGCAGCCCTGGTAAGCGAGAAGTTTATGCCCGATTTTCAGAAGTGGCTTGATAAACTCTCATCCCTCGGTTACGTAAGCCGATGGGCACGTCTCAATGCTAAAGATTACGGTGTACCTCAAAATAGAGACAGAGTTTTCTGCCTCTCCATGCGAAAGGACGTAGCCTTCGATTACCAGTTCCCAGACCCTATTCCGCTGAAGAGAAAGTTGGAAGATGTGTTGCAGGAGGAAGTAGATACAAGGTTCTTCCTGAAAGATGAAGCCGTCAGCAAGTTCCTCCAGGCAAACGATAAAGACACCTGCGTCTTCCATCAGTTCGAGATAGAGCCGAGCCACGAGAATGCTATGGCTTTGAAAGCCATCCTCACTCTTTATATAGAAGAGGCGCATCTTTGGAATTGCACTCTAAAAGAACTGCAGGAGAAGATTTCTTCTGCTCACGAGGACATCATGCAGCTGTTCAATGACTGGAAAGAGAACGGCAAGTTTGCAAATCCAAAGTTAGATAATTTGTATCATCAGTTTTTGGAGAAGAAATGATTTGTAATCGTCCTATTATCCTCGGTTCTTATAGTCCATCCCAAAATGGCATTATCGTGCATCCGAAAGGTATCTCCTTATGCCTTTGTGGGGGGGGCAAAGGGCATGATGTTGATAAACCGAAAATATTATTAGAGTATGAATAAGGTTATAATAGATAAAGGTAGCATTCCTTCTCTTGAAGAGGAGGAGGATTCTAATGATATGCCACCCTTCGTATTGATAGAATATGATTAAGATATTAGCCATTCACGAGGCAAGAACAGAGCACGCCAAGGAAGTACGCAAGCAGACCGGCACCAACGATTATCGGGATAAAGCCATCTTTTTCCGTGACAGCTTCCTGATGCAGTGCATCGGTACCTTCCACACGAAGGATAATCTTCTTGCCTTCAGATATGAATAAAGAAAAGTTATGAACGAAATACATACGATAGTAGTAGGCTTGCTGAATACGCCTCCCTTTGACAAGCGCTTTCAACTGGCAAAACGAGTGTATGCGGTAAAAGGCATAGCACCTGCTTGTAATACATGTGGGGGGGTGGACTTCAGACCAAAATATTTGTGGAGTATGATTAAGCAAGCCATCATTACCCACTATCGCACCGAGGAAGCGAAGGCATATCGCAAGATATACGGCGACAGAGGCGGTTGCCGTTATCAGGATAAGTATCATCGCCCAAGTCCCTACCCCTGGAGTAACTGCATTTCCACCGTAACGAAAGATAATCTTTTATGGCAACAATACGAATAAGAACCTGCGCAAGCAGAGGCAGAGCCGATGGTGATTGGTACTCCAACCCTCACGCCCAAAGGCTCGAAATCGGAGGCTGCATCAGTAACGCCATCTCTTCCATCGCCAAGGATTTTATGATCATTATAAATTACGAATAAGAAGAGGAGCCTCCGTTCCCAGCGATTCTATCGCTGGTCCCCTCCCCTCTTTGTCCCCACCAAAACCATAAAAAGCCCTAACTTTACACTCAGAAACAAGGAGAAAAAGCGGGCGCGCGTATATCGCCACCCTTCTCTCTTTTCCATCACATTCAGGATAACATAAAAAAAACGCAAAAATGGCAAGCAAAAACAGAAACAAAGTAACCAACCTGCAGCAGCTCCAACAGCGTAGTGAGGAACTGAAAGATGCAGGCTATGTAGCCGTTCGACCGGATGCCTTTACGCCGCTTAAGAATGGTGGCGGTAAAGTCTTCTCATGGAACGACTACGTTCACAGCATGCTCCTGACCACAGCCGGTATGTCGGCAAGCGGTGGCGACGCAAGCGGTTCTGCAGCACGACAGCAGGTTTCCACTATCTTTGCATCGAGTGGCGGCGAAAACATGGGTAAACCGAAAGACGTAGGTACCGAAGGCTTAGGCTTTATGGAATGGGGTATGTCCAACCGACTGCCAAACCTTATCTGGATGCTCTCCCGTATGTCGCCCTTTACGGCAGCAGGAGTTGATTACATCAAGAAGATACTCGTAGGTCGCGGTCCCGCCCCTAAGTATCACTATACCCAGTATGTAGGCGGCAACATCACGGAGAAATATATCCCCTACGAGAGTGCAGGAGTTCTGCTCCGTGGTCAGATAGCCGACCTGAAAGCCAAGGAAGAGGCAGCCGCCGAAGTCAAGCGTCAGAACGAGCAGCAGAGCCAAAACGGGCAGTCTCAGCAAGAAGTGTCACCGCTCTCTGCGGTTCAATCGCAGGTCTTATCCTCCGATGAAGAGGAAAGCGAGGAGATGAAATCTCTGAAAGAAGCCCTCCGCAAATGGGAAGAAACCAATGCCCAGATTCGTGATTTCCTAGAAAATAACGACCTGATGCAGACCTTCCTCGACCTGGCAGGAGATATGGCTCTGATGTCGCAATGCTTTGTAGAACTCCAGCTCAACCAGCGTTCCCTCGACGAGAACGGCAAAGCCGTTCCCACCGCCCAATGGACCCCGAAGGTGATCGGTCTGAAGCATCGCAGCATCTTCACTACCCGACTGGAGCGTATGGACGAGAACTACCGAATAAACTATGCCTACGTCAGCAACCAATGGCTCGACCCAACCCAATATGTCGGTGTACAGAAAGAGGAAGACCGCAAGATAGCCGCTATCCCCTATCTCCCTACTACATCAGCCGTAAAGGATTTGCAGCGCAATATCCGTGAGGCACGTCAGAAAAACGTAAGCCGCAAGAAACGCCCTACCCGCTTCATCATGTCACCAAGAGATTTCGGCGGTCCATACTATGCCGATGCCCTCTGGCACTCCATCTTTGCCGGTAGCATTTTTGAATACGCCTTCACTATCGTAGATGACCGCCTCACCAGAAAGCGCAACAGCAACATCATCGGTCGTGTTATCTATATCCACCAGGATTACATCAACAAACTCTACCAGCAGCAGGGCGAGAAGAAAAAGAAAACCATTGGTGAGATTCAGAACGAAATCTTTACCTCTATCAATACCTGGCTCTCTAACCCCGATAACGCAGGTCAGGCGCTCATCTCCTCTGCTTTCACGGGCAGCGACGGGAAGGAGCACAAGGCTTGGGAAATCGTGGAAATCGAAATCAAGGCAAACGATCAGGCGAATGCCGATAAGACCGAGCTTCAAGAGATTTCAAGCATCATCTTCTTTGCCATGGGTCTTGATGCAAAGCTCATCGGTAACACCCCTGGCGATACAGCATCCTCCGGCGGTACCGACCTGAGAGAGCGTTTCCTGGTAAAGCAAATCCAGTTTGCCCCTTTGCAGCAGTTGATGATACGCCCGCTGGAAGTTTTGAGCCGCTTTAACGATTGGGATGAGCACCTGGTATGGCAGATAGATAGGGAGGTTTTAACTACCCTCGATAACTCGAAGACCGGAGTAGCAAAGCAAGAAGCCTCTTAACTCGTCCCCGTTCCCAGCGATTCTATCGCTGGTCCATATATAATAACGTAAAAGCAAAAAAAAATGATACTCTTTACGAATCAAGAACTCAGGCTCCACCTCCCCAGCAATGCCGTGGACGATGTAGCCAACCTGCAGGGTATGCTCGACAACAGCGAAAAGGACTTCTTGAAGCCTCGCTTGGGAGCATCCCTATACGACCGTCTCTGCAAGCAATATGCGAGCATAGAACCTTTAATTTTCTGCGAAGCTGTTGGTGATGGTACCTACGTCAACGACCCATGGAATGAGCTTCTGCTTTATGCTCAGCGCATGGTTGTGAATGATGCGATGGCGCAGAACATCGAGAAGCAAGCCCTTTCTGTGAATGGCTCCGGTATCAACGTAGCCTCCAGCAACGACTATGCCGTAGCCACCGACAAGCAGATTGCTCAAGGCAAGGAAAGCTACCGCCAGTCGGCTATGACCTCGCTCAATAACCTGCTTTCCCTCTTGGAGGGATGGGCAAAGGAAGTGAACACTTCTATGCCTATCGATACAGCGGGCGATGGTGCAGAAGGCAGCACCCCTTCAGATGACAGTAACCAGGGTTCCTCATCTGAAGGAACAGATGAAGGAACCGATAGCGGAAAAGATGATGCAGCCGAAACCGAGGCAAAGCAGCATGAGGCGATAGAGGAAATCGTAACCCTCTGGCAGGAAAGTAAGTACTACTACTACCATCGTGATTTGCTTTTCCCTACCTGCGAGTCTTTGCAGCCGTATCTCGATATTTACGGCAACAGAGATAAGTTTGTGCGTCTTATCCCAGATATGCTTTTCATTCAGAGCGAGTATCTGGAAGAGGCTTTTGGCGAAGACTTCATTCCTCGTCTCCTGCAAGCCGATGAGAACGATAAGATGCTGAAGAAGGCACGTCAGCTTGTAGCCGCCTATCTCAAGGAGCGTACATCAGTTATCAACTTCGATAAGTTGACCCGCTCCACAGCGCACAATGATGCCATCACCGTAAGGGAAAGCATTCATCGGTTACTGAAGAAAGAGGAAGCCGAGAAGCAAGCCAAACTCGATGCAGCCAAAGCTGAGAGTGCTGCAGAAGGCAGTTCCTCATCATTTGCGACGAGTAACGCCTCTAGCGCTTCATCATCGGATAATAAAGGTGGCAGCGAAGGCTACGATAACAATCAGGAAGGTTCACGCATTTTCGTCACCCCAATATTATGTTAAACATTAAAAAATAAGGTTTTATGGAATTACAAGAAATCATCAGTATTTTGAAGCCAGCTATCGGCGCAAGAATGCTTACCCAGGAACAGAAGGATGCCTATGAGCAGGGATTGTCTCTACTGGAAGGTGCAAGTAACGCACGTTCATTTATTGAGAACTCTCGTAAGTTTAAAGATTACCATCGCCGTACCCGACAGATGATAGCTTATCTCAACAGCTACAGCAACTCTCAAGCCAACGCTGCATCATCTGCTACCGATAAGCGACGTGTTGGCCGACCTACAAAGCAGGAACAGGCTGAGTATGCCGAACTTCAGAAAAAGAAAGCCCTGGAAGAGGCGAAGCAGTCTCTTTTCCCTATGCTGAAACCGGACACCACTTTGCAGCCGCTCACCTACAACGGCATCGTAGCCAACCCAAACGGCGAAAGTATCGCTGCCACCATGCCAAACCTGATGCAGTTGCGTCCGTTCCTCTCTACCGCCCTTCAGGAGCAGGTGAACACCGTGCGTGACCTCCGTAGCGAGATGGCAAGCAAGGCAGAGCAGGCTAAGACCATGGCAGAAGCCAATGAGAAAGCCATCTCACAAGGCAAGAGCGCCATCTATACCGAGGATGAGATTGCCGCTCTCGCCACAAGAGCCGTAGAAATCGAAAGCGATATTCTTCCGGAAATCTTCAAGGCAGTAGATAGAGAGATGGGTGAGTGTTACCTGCGACTGAGCGAGAAGACAGGTGATCCTGAATACATCGCCTATGCAAAGAAAGCCTTTACTATCGACCCTCAGACCCTTCGCACCCAGTTTAAGCCATTCTATGAGAAGGCGCAGTCTCGTGACCCTCATTTTGCCGAGCAGGTAGCCGAGAAGATTGCCAACGACCGTCCGGAAGTAAAGGCAGCCCGTGATGCAGCCGCCAAGCACAAGGCAGAAGCCGATGCCCGCATCAAGTATATCCTTCGCAAGGATAAGCCATCTACCCAGACGAGAGTGAAAGGCATCAAGGAGCGCATAGACCAACTTCGCCAGGATTACTCTGACATCGTGACCGAAGAGGAGCTTTCCGGCTATGAAGCTATTCTCACAAAGACTATAGAAGAAGCCAAAGAGGATCCCGAAGCATAATTCCCATCTCGCCCCCGTTCCCAGCGATTCCATCGCTGGGTTCTTTTTTTTATGTCCCCCCTAATAAGAAAAAACCCCCTATCTTTGCCATATAAATAAAAAGAAAAAAAGCAATGGCAAAGAATAAAGAAACCCCAGAACAGCGCACGCAGCGCTTTAAAACCCTTTGCGTCAATATCCTCGCCCAGAGCGGCAACTGCCAGGAATCCCAGCATGCCTTCAAAAGCACGCAGAGCATTCCGGATATGTGCGAGGCGTGGCGCAAGTACTGGCATGGCTTAATCACCGAGGTACCGCAGCAGGTAATCGATGCCTTCAAAGCCGTATATCCGGAGTTCAAGGCAGATATAAACCAGGGTGGCATCTTCTATAACGAGGATTCGCCTACCGGTACTGTCCTCGTAGGCGATACAGACGAGGAAATCCACCTCTACTCCTCCCGAAAGATATACGTCCTCGGTAAGGCGCACGTCATCCTCCATAATGCCGCTACCGCTCTCGTAATGAATGAAGGCTGCAAGATAGAGTTATTGGATGGCAGCAAGGCAACCATCAAGGCAGGTTACGGTATCGCCCGGAACTATGCCCACCTGGTAACGGGCAGCGAGGCAGAGAGCTATGACCAGAGTGTAGTCTTCATTACCGATGGCACCCTTCACGATCATGGGCATCAGAAAATCAATGCCTTTGGCACGGCAACCATCGAAACTTTTACCGATCGACTCATAGATTTGTACGATAACGCAAAAATAGAAATCAGAAAATGAACTCACATCTTACTATATTGATAAACGACAAGCCGGTAGCGCTCCCCGATGATTTCTCTATAGATATAGAGGACCAGAACCCTGTGTTCAATGATACGGAAATGTTCTCCTATCCTTTCTCTATTCCTCTCGATGGCAACCGCTGGTTGGTAAAGAATATAGAAGACGTGCATGCAGCGGTAAAAGCCGTAAACATGGAGCACCTTCCTACCCGCATTCATGCCGACGGACTGCCATTCCGCAGCGGTACCTTGGTCATGCAGGACGATGAGGAGATAACCGATTCTCTCTCTATGAACATCGATGCCAGCACCCAGAGTTTCAGCGAGCTTATCAGCGACCTGCAATGCCGTGATATTCCTGTAAAGGACCAGATTATCATCGGTGAGAAAATCGGTAATGTGAGGGTTGATATAGAAAGCGACCCTGTGGTAAAGGTAAATGTTTTTGTTACCGGAGGTAAGCATAAGGATGACAAGACGGAAACCCATGAAATCAGAGCTGCCCACGTAAGCGTAAGCAAGGTTCTCGAACCGCAAGCACTCGGTTTCTCTTATCCTGCAAGTTGCAAGGAATATACAAGCACATCTACCCAGCATTATAAAGGCGATGCGTACAAACTCTCAGAGCGTTCCTATCCGCAGAACCATATAGTAAATGAGCCTGTCATCACAAGTAACGGCAACTATATAAACACCGCTGCTGCCTATGGCGAAACCGATGGCGCGGGCAGGGCAGCCGCTTACTGCAACGCCCGTATCTGTTACAAACATCATGGTCTTGATGATGACAAGAAGACGGCGAGCGGTGTTATTAGTATGAAAGATTGTACCTGGACGAACGAAGACCTTTACCCTTATTGGGTATTGGATGCCAAACGTCCGCAGTCGGGTATCTGCTTCTATGTGCTTTATTTCCTCGATTGCCTCTTTGACTATCTGGGTGTAACTTTCGATAAGCGAGCCTTAATGCAGATAGAGGATTTGAAGCATCTCTGCTTCTTCACGACCGTATGCAGCTACGATACCGTCAGTTACCAGTATGACGAGGACGATCCTACAGGCGCAAAACAACCTAATCTTCACCCTCACCATGGTACTTATTACCGAAAAGACGATGCCGAAGTCATCGCCAAGAAGAAGAAAGCTGGTGAAATCAAGACGGGTTATTTCCAAAGCCAGGAGCATATCAATTCATGGCTGGAAAGCCGTGGTTGCGGTGGTAAGATTAATATCGTGAAGGCAGAGGATAAGGATGTGCAGGAGTTGACCCTCCGTACACCAGAGGGTACGACCGAGCATGTGCAGGTAGGTGAGGTACGCGATGATGGCGGCAAGGTAACCGGTATCAGCATCGAAGCTAAAATCAGTAAGTTCAATGTTCAGGCGAACGTGCTCAATATGGTAGCCAACAGCGGAAATTTCCCCGATGAAAGTGTAAGCACCGTTATCTCTTCGCTGGAAAGCGCCTTTGGTATCAAGTTTTCGTATGATTACGAACAAAAGAAGGTAACAGCCTATCTCACCCGTGATGTGCTGCGCAAGAGTGGCGATAAGGCAAGAACATTTCATGCCAATATTCATTCAGTGACTCCGATGACAGAGAAAATTACAGGTGTGCGTATGCGTTATTCTGCAGAGAGTGATGCAAAAGATCAGCGTCAGAATGTACTCGATAGCCGTAGAAACAAGAACATGGGTTATTCTACCGATTACGACTACATCGATTACCCTGCGCCCGATAGTGGCGATAATTCCACGGTTTACAATCTCGACTACATAGATTTCTTCCATAATCTGAGTAGTGGAGATAAGCACTGCTATATCGACCGCAAGACTGGCAACGCTTATCGCGTAAAAGTGAATAGTAATGCTACCACGACAGCCGACTTGAAGCCTGTGCTCTTTGAAGTAGGTCAGTTCAAAGGTGTAGAATATGGAGATTGCAGTGATGAGAACGAAGATTTCGTTCACGATATTTCGGTAGATTTTACTCCTGTTCCGTTTAATGACGTGAACTATTTTAAAGAGATAGAAGCTGCCTATGGCTCTCACGAGGCAATCGACTCCTACAACGGCAAGAAATATGGTGTAACTATCGCTGACGGTCAGCCTATCCTCTGTGCTTATGTAGATGAGGATATGGAGCATGAGTTTGTGGAGCAGATTATCAATCAGACTATCTCTACTGCTTTCTGTGATTTCTACATGCAGCAGACACTATCACTCGTAGAAAGCTACGACCCGTCGAGCACCGATGATGGCAACTCTCCGTTGCAAGATAATTCACGCTGGGGATATGCGGTTGCTTTGATGCGAGGTGGTGGTAGCGATGCTACCCGTCAGTCTTACGATTATAATTACGACCACTTCGGAACGTCCAAATGGCGTACCGTATCTGGTAAGTATGCCCTGGCATGCGATTCACTGGATATGATGGGTAATGAATTTGACTATAATGGTATTCAGGAAGGAACGGGCGAAGGTGAAAAATTCTCACTCAAGATACGTGCTTTCAAGGAACCATCGTGGTTAAGTAATCCGAAGTATCAAAATGTAGTACTTTGTGATAAAGATGAGGTAGATAAAAATGGTAAGGTGGTTAAGAAGGTCCGTTCCCGCGGCTTATTTGATACCTTCATCCTCCCCTACGCCTATTTCCTTCTGAACAGAAAGAAGTTTATGGTAAGATGTACCACCACCGTAGCGCAGGTGGCCGATATACCAAATCATTGGCAGGAATGGTGGAACATAGGCGGTATGAAATGCCTTATCGACAAGGTGAATACTACCATCGATGCCAAGACGGGCATGGGCGAGGTTGAGTTAACGGTATATGCTTTATAAAGGTAAAAAAGTAAAAAGGTAAAATATGTTTTATAACATAAAAACGAAATAAAAATGGATAAAAAGATATTGATTACCGGAACCGGTATTATTTCTGCCATGGGTAGAAATACAAGAGAAGTAGCCCTGAACCTTTACAAGGGAAAATGCGGATTGCATCACAACGAAGACCGCTGGGCCTATATCTCTGATTTATGCGGCAAAGTTCCTAGCTGGAAAGAAGATTATCTGAGCATACTCACCCATGCGCAATACAAATGTATGCCTGCACATGGTTTCTTTGTGCTCGATGCCGTATTTGAAGCACTGAAGAAAGCAAAGGTCAGTAAGGAGTTTCTTGAAAACCATAATGTTTCACTTATCGTAAGCAACGACTCTGAATGTTATGAGAGTGCAGACTTGGTAAAGCATGTAAAATCTGATGCCGACAACCGGCAACTTCCGGTAACAACCCTCTTTAACACGCTCAATTCTGCTATCAGCATGAACCTGGCATCCATCCTTCATATTCATGGTTTATCGCTTACCGTAAGCGCAGCCTGTGCAGGAGGTGGCCATGCCATCGGCTTGGCTAAGATGTTGCTCGATAGCAAGCAGACAGAAATGGTAATCGTGATTGGCGCGCAGGAATGCGCATCTCGATATTGTATGGAGGCTTTCGATGCCCTCGGTGTCTTCTCACCCGATAACGTGCAGCCGTTTGGTAAAGGAAGAAACGGATTGGCGCCATCAGGTGGTGCAGCCTGCATCATCCTCGAACCATCGGATAGTCTTCGATTGAAAGAAGAGAAGGTGCTTTCCTTCGCTTCCCTTTCCGGTTATGGTTTTTCATCAAACGGCAAGGCCATCACTACCCCTTATAGCTATCAGGAAGAAGTATCGATGCTGAATGCTATCGAGGACGCAGGATTGGACGAAGGTATGATAGACGTAGTACTTGCTCATGCTACGGGTACACCGATGGGCGATGAAGCCGAGGCAAAGGCAATAGAGAGCATTTTCCCTATCTGTCCGAACGTAGTAGCTACAAAAGGGATGACGGGTCACGAGTGTTGGATGGCGGGTGTATCGCAAGCCGTGCAAGCAACCATCATGCTTACATACGGCCGTCTGTTCCATGCAGCCACTACCGAGGAGAATGCCTTCCCTCATCTTAACCTGGTGATGCGCCCTAAGTGGTACTCCCCTCATCATATTCTCTGTAATGCCTTCGGCTTCGGTGGCACCAATTCATCATTTATTATTTCAAAAGTATAGTTATGAAAAAAGAAGAAATAACCTCTCGCATTATCGCTATCGTGAACAGCCTGAAAACATCGTGGGTAAAGCACGAAGTAACCCCTGCTTCTAATATCAGAGACGAGGTAGAACTGGAGTCTATTGATTTTCTCGATATGATCCAGCAGGTGGAAATGATGTTTCATATCAAGATTACCCCGGAAGAGGCGAAAGATTGCAAGCTCGTTTCTGATGTAGTGAATCTCGTAATTAAAAAGAAAGAATAACTATGGCACAGAAAATCAATCTCACATCGGGTTCAGTATTTGCCGGAAATCCGATAACCTTTACTATCACCCCTTCCGTGGCTACGAACCCATCTTTCCATCGGGTTATTGTAGAAGTGCATTTCGATGATGGTACGGGCAGTTACGAAACCAATAAGCTCACCATCCCTGTTACCACTGAGGGCAGAGATGTATCGCTCGATATATCCTCCGCTCTCCGCATTACGCTGGATAGCTATAAGTATACTGCTACTCCATCTACCTATCCGGTAGTAAGCTGGTACATCAAAGCCTACGATGAGTATCTGGATAACAACGGCGAGGTGCATACCAATGTAGGCGAGGTCTATTATCCAGCTGATGGCTCGAAGAATAAAGGTGAAACAAACCTTCGCTGCATAGCCG